CCGTTAAAATAAAACGAGAACTTACTCCTGAAGAAAAAGCACTATACGCTCAGCAAATAGATTATTTAAATAAAGTATCTCCTGTTATTTCCAATCTGCTCGCCAAAGGTAATGCGTCTCTGGGCAATATATATGAACCTGATTGGAAGACACTAATCAGCAATTATAACGAAGAATACAATAACATACTGGGCCAGCAGAGTGATCTGTTACAAGGCAAACTGCCTACTGCATGGCAGAACGCCAAAAACATGTACTATAACCGCACATATGAAAATACATTGGGTTCACAGTTGCAGAACTTGGCATCCAAAGGCGTCCTTAGTAGTTCCCGTATGAATACGGCTACAAACGATATGCAGAAGAACCTGTCAGCACAGATGAGCAAGGATTACACGGATGACATTTCTTCTCTGAATAATATGTTGAATACCCGTATGAGCTGGCTGAAGAATCCGATGAATAACGCTCTTACTGCACATAATAGTACATATGGAGAGGCTACTGGCCTTCTTGGTACTGCCGCCAGCTTACAGGGTGGTAACACGAATGCATTACAGACAATCAGTAATAACGAAAACCAGAGCACTGCATATATGCAACAGCAGAACAGTAACCCGTGGGGAGACTTCTTTGGTGCGGCTCTGTCTGTTGGTAGTAAATTCATAAAATAGGAGGGAGGTAGACTATGCAGGTAATTATAGATAAGTATCGCCCCAACACATTGATGTCGGCATTGGGGACGTTGGCTGGGCTTTATCTGGGCAACGCCTATGAAAAACGAGAAGAACGTGGCGCCAGAAAAATAGGCAACCAGATGCTAGCCAATGAAGATGCTAGGGCATATAAAAAGGATTACGACGAAGCAAATAGCAATTACAATAATGCTCTTACGCAGTATACCAAGGAGTATCAGAAAAATGCTACTGGGTACAACAATGCACAGACTGACGAAGAACGTCTGGCATACGCTAACAAGCTGAATAAAATGGCCAAAGAAATCGACCCTAATTTTAACGAATCTGATGCTAATGGCTGGACTACCGCTCAGACAATGCTGAAGAATGGTCAGGCAGACAACTTCCAGACACAGCTCAATAACGTGAATGAGCTGAAGAATAAATTGGCATATGCACAGAACTACAAGAACGCCATGCAGGGTAAACGAGTATCCGATGGCACGTTCAAGGATTATGACCAGTATATGTCTGAAATGGGTAATAACCCTATCCCGGAATACGTACCTTCTCAGGGCACAGCTACTCAGCCCGATTTATACAACTTCTACAGAAGTCGTTTTAACTACGGTGGACTGATGCCGTACTATCCGTATGATGGAGGCCAGTGATGTCTTATGCACAATACATTATCAATGCCGCTAATCAGTATGGCATAGACCCAAATGTAGCATTGGCCATAGCCGCAAGAGAAACTGGTGGAGACGATGTAAATGCTATTAACATGGCTCCAAACGGCGGGCTTATGCAAATTACGGACTATTCTGCCAATGACTACGGAGTAAATAATCTGTATCCTGACTGGCAGACGGATCCACAGCAGAATGCCTTGGCAGGCATGTATATCCTGAGTCAGAAGATAAAGGAACAGGGCGGAGACCTATGGTCTGGTGTCAGGGCCTACAACGGAGTAGGTGATGCGGCACAACAGTACGTACAGCAGGTACAGGCCAATTATAATAATCTGGGAGGTTCCACCCCGTTCGTATATCATAGTGATGACGCTCAGGGCAAGCCGTTCATGAATGTGCAGGCATATATCCGGAACAATAATCCTAATGAACGACTAAATGTAGCTGGATTATTAGATATGGCTTCACAACAACCTACTACCAAGAGTGTACACGATATCCTCCAGTCACCGGATTACCAGAGGGAATTGGACTATCTTCCCCGGACTACCCGTGACTTATTGAAGCCATTTGCCCAGCAATTACAGGAACGCCGTGCCGCCTTGGATAAAGCGGAATCTGACCACAATGGGCTTATCAATAAGGTTGGGGTTGGCACGAGAGCCATAAATATGATTAATCACAGTAATAATATAGACAACCGGAATACGTATGCAAGCTTCGCTAAACAGCTGGGAGTAAACGTGAATCCCGGTGTTGACCAGTTTGTATCAGGAGCAGGGCTTCTTAATTCCCGGATTAAACAGGAGCAGGCTGATAGGGATTATGCTGACGCTATCCAGAAAATGCAGTGGCAGAAAGAAGTAGCAGATAGAGCAAACGCCTTGGAGCAGTATAGGATAAACATGCTTTACGGAGGTGGCAATGAGTAACTATTATGATGGTTTTTTGGGACAGACCATGAAAAATGGAACACAGGGATGCGTAGAAGGTGTCGGCCTTATGGGGGCTGGCACCTCTTCCTTTTTAAGAGATGAATATAACAACGGTATCGTAAATGTAGACAGCTTGATGAATGATGCGGCAAATAAAGGTGTTGGCATTATAGATTATGACCCGTCACGGGTGAGGAGCGGTGATACGATTGTTTATGGAGATAATGACCATGTTGTACTGTCTGATGGCACCGGTGGTTATTATGGTAATAGTTCTTCGCAGAACCAACTGATACACGGCACAGACGCCAATGAAATGGGAGGTTTAGCACCTACCAAGATTATTCAGACGGGTAATGATGGCGGATTTACATATTCGGCAAAAGATGCACAGGGAAATCCTTTCCTCCAGATGCAGGCCAATATCCGCACGAGCAACCCTAACGAACCGTTCGATGCACAGAGGATTACCCGTCTCCTGACAAATAACAGGGGTATTCAGAGGGCAAGGCAGAATTATCACGATTATCTGCAAGCTCCCGATTATAGTCTTCAGCTGTTAGGTCTTGGTAGTAAAAAGAGAGGGTTACTGTCTGGATTCGCCACACAGCTGATGAATAAACGAGACCAGTCTCTCAAGGAACAGCAGAGTATAGAAGACCAGAACGACAAGATAAACAGAGCTGTACAGATAGCTCAGATGATTAACGGTAGCAACAGCATAGATAACCGCCGTGGATATGCATCATTGGCCGCACTTGCTGGTATCAATCTGCCGGACGGAGCAGACCAGTTCGTAAGCGGGCCCAAGCTGTTGGAAAATATGCAGACACAGATTAATAACGAACGGAATTACAATCTTAAACAACAGGAACTTGACCAGCAGAAAGCTTTGAAAGAACAAGAATTGGCGTTAAGGGAAAAACAGATTGACGCACAGATTGCCGCTATGCAGGCGAAAGCGGCCAGAGGCGGCGGTGGAGGCCGTGGTGGCAGTGGCAAAGGGCCATCCTCAGCAGATTATAAGTGGGCCATCGAACAGGAAGCAAAATATGCCAACGATCATCCGGACGCCAAATATAACCCGTATACCGACATGGCTAATGCTGGCAGAAATGCGATGGAATCTATGCTTGGAGTCGCATTTGATGCCGATGATTATGATTCCGCAAATAACGACTGGACAAATCTCTTGGAACAGAACGAAGACTGGATTAGACAGGGAGATTACAGAGCAAAGAATTGGGAAGGATTGAAATTGCTTGCCAGAGCTAGATATGGTGATATGGCAGACGATATTATTAACGGTACGAATAAGGACGCTTTTTACTTTAATTAACGAGGAGGGGTTAAATGCCGAATTACGGTTCAATATTCAATAGATTCTTCGACGATAAACCCGACTATTATGATATACAGCCGCAATACGGCGATGGCGGATTTCTTGATTCGAGCATAAACGCATTGGCAACCGGTCTTGGTGGTTCTTTAGAAGGTGCCGGTACATACCTTGACCAAGAGTTCGGGTTCGGCAGTAGTTTAGCAAAGTTGGGCCATGATATGCAGATAGGCCGTCAGGCTAGAACTGACTGGGATATGCAGAAGGCCATGGATGACCCACTTGGTTTTATCACCGACCCCAGCGGCCTTGTATACAATACGTTTAACTTAATCGGGTCTTCCGCCCCTGACCTCGCCGTTACTGCCGCCGCTTCTGCCGCTACTGGCGGTATTGGCGGTCTGGCCGTAGGAGCAGGGTTAAAAGCGGCTAGAGCCGCAAATCTTGCTAAAGCGGCTTCCAGTCTTGAAAAGGCCATGGAAGTAGGTTCCAAAGCTGAAGGGATTGGTATGCGTGGGGCACAGTTAATCAGGGAATACGCCCCCAGTGTTGCTGGGGATATCGCCGGTGGTGCATTTGACGCCGCTACCGAAGCTGGTAGTACGTATACAATGGCACTGGAAAATGGCGCCACGCAAGATGAAGCCCGTAATGCAATGCAGACAGACTTCATTGACAATATTGGCATGTCCACTATCCAGAACGCAATCAGCATGAATATGTTAAAGGGTGCGGTCAAGACTCCTCTTGGCATTGGAAGAAAAGAAGTGGGCGATGCCACCGAAAAGGCCGGTAGTGGATTACTTGGAGCAATGAGTGAAGCTGGTGGTAAAGTAGCCGACTTTGCCGATAATCATTTCGCTACCAGACTGATGACCCGTGCAGTACCGGGGACTGCCGTAGAAGCATATACTGAAGGTTTACAGAATGAATTTCAGGATAATGCAGTACATGGATATGATGTCAATTATAATCCGTTCAACATGTCTGATGAATCCAAGAACCAGATGTTCATGGCCGCTGTTGGTATGGTTCCTCAAGGCTTGCTTGGTGCTACTCGTCGTCGCAGAGTACGGGCAGAAGAAAACATGGCTGATAATAACATCGACGAAGATACTATTGCACAGCCGACAGACAACACTATACAGAATGAAAATGCAGAACCGGGAGTTATCGCTACACCAGAAGAAAACGTGGATGATGGTAACATCAATAACGTAGCCCCCGAAGTTATTGTTAATCCAGTCGAAAATATTACTAGCCCTGAAAATGGAACAATAGAAGGAAATACGCCTACTACCACGAACGAACAGGTGGCACCTATCACAGAAGAAAATGGAACGGAACCTCCCTCTTTCGCCACTATATACGATAGCTATATTAATGATCGTGACCCAATTAATAACAGAACCGCTGAACAGCTTGCCACTGATAGAAGCAACGAAGCAGAAGCTATGGGATACAACACGGAAGACAAAAAGGGCCAGCTTCGTGCTATTCAGGATATGGCGGATACCATCGAGGCGTTGGATACTAATGAAAACAGCCCCCTTAAACAGATTGGTGTAAAGAAACCTGATATTAGTTCATACATAAAGAATAACTTTACTAATGATGTAGCCAATACATTGGCAAGTGGAGATAAGAAAGTAGCTCGGGACACATTAAATCAAGTAGCTGACGTTCTATATTATCGTAATAAAAAGGCAGAACCGGAACGTAGAAGAGCCGCCAATCAGGCCGAAGCTGAACAGCTTACCAAAGAAGGCAGTATGTTTGGCTTGGAACCTGTACCGCAGAATGACAAAGGTGAATATACCGGTAAATCTATCAGCGGATATAAAAAGAAATTAGCTGATACCAAAAATAGAATCGACAGAGAACATAATCATTTCAAATTAGCAAAAGAACGGCAAGATCACGTACCTGATGAAACAAAATTTGCCGAATCTTTGTCTCAGGCAGTGGATACCAATGACAGAGAGCAGTTCGTAAAAGATGTTAACCAGTCCATAAATGAGCTTTCATCTTATACAACTTCTCCGGCCAAGTCGTTGAATAGAATCACTGATTACTTCCACACGAAAGCACAGAAGGATGCTGTTCGTAAAGCATTCGTTAACTACTACAATGACAGGGTTAATGGCCGTAAAGATTTCCAGTTTGATATAAACAAACATCTCAAATCAGTAGGGAATATTGTCTCAGCTAAACAGAAAGCGGAAGCCGGGCCTGTAAAAAAACTGACTCTTGTACAAAAGAGAAATCAAGCTATAAGAGATACAAAGGTCGATATTTCCAATATCCGAAATAAGGTAAAAGAAATGGGCGATGACGAACTAAGTAAAACCGGAGAAGGAATAAAAGCTCGTATTGACCAGATACAAAAAAGAGTGGACAATTCGACAAACAAGGCTGAAATTACATACCTGAAAAAATTACAGAATGTATTTTATGCCGGTAAAAAAGCAGTTGCTAAAGAACAAGACCTCAGAGCCAAGCAAGCCGCAAAACTGGAAGGCAAGGATGGGGAGAAAACACGGTCTACCGGAAGTAAAAGTAAAACAAATAGACAGCAGACAAGAAAGCAAAATGCCGATAAAATTGCGAAGTTTAAACAGCAATTGGAAGATGAAAATAAGAGTGCGGAAGAAACTGAAAAATCTGCAAATAAAAATCCTGTTGCCAAACAAGAAACGGCGGAACAAACCAAAGAGACAAAAGCAAAAGTTGTAAAGAAACAGGAGTCAAAGAGAGAAATCAGAGATAATGTATCTGACGAAGAAATAAGAGATGTCGCACAGAAATTATGGAATTATCATCTTTCAAGAAAAGAGTTCAACAAACAACTACAGAAACGTAACGGCAGATACCACGTTGTAGATAACAAGGGGAATCACTTTTATTATAACGAAACAGATGGAGCTAAAATAAAGACAGTATACAACGAATTAAGAAAAGCCCACTTTAAAGAACATCCGGAAGACGAAGGAACAGCAAGGAAGGCTAGCAGAAATCAGGCGGCATCTCGCAAAGCGAATAACGAAGAAAAGAGAGCAAAAGCAGTAAAAGCAGAACTAAACAAAGAAAACACCGATAAGATAAAGAGAGAAAAGGAAATATTTAACACAATAGTTAAAAATAAGGGATTGTCCAACGACAATAAGAGTATAGATTATCTAAATTCTGTTAAACAATTGTACAAATCGGGGATGAAAATACATAAAGATGATATAGATAAGGTTATGCCCCACAGATATGAATTGATAAATAATATATTTGAAGAGTTTGCCAAAGAGTTCAATAAATACGGCAATGTTAACGTATATAAAGTTGTAAAACCAAAAGAATTTAAGAATGTAATGGCACGCCTATATTATTTCAACAAAGCCTTCACTAAAGACGGTAAACCCATTGACCGAAATATTAAAATTCCCGATGCTGTGTTCGATGCAATGAATCGTGATGCAGATAAACAAGCGGCGTTTGACCTGACCGATGAACAGAAAAAATTAATACCAAAAGATATACTTTCCAAACTGGAAGATATGAAATCAATAGAACAAGCCACCAGACAAAGCGAAAAAGCAGTAAATGGCAATAAAGTAGCAAAAGAAGAAAAAGTAATGCCTACTATAGATAGTGGTAAAACGAAATATTCAGTGGAATATAATGATAAAGGCAAACCAATCTTAATAGATATTGCGAAAATGAAAGCAGTTATTGAGTTAAAAGATGAGGATATGGCAGAATTTAAAAAGACAAATGAATTTGACAAAGATGATTTTGTTAATAAATACTTGCCAGATGGATACGAAGTACAGACTTTTAAAGCAGATGGAAATAAGATATTAGCAACAGTATCATATCGGAAAGAGATAACCGATAGTACCCACTTTATTGATAAACAGATTTATGATATACTAAGTGAAGAAGATAAACGTAAACTAGAAGAAAATGGTATTAAGGCTAAAGGCATCGAAGGAGGTAGTGAAAATGGAACCGTTAAAGGTGCAGTCAACTCTGAAGGACATGAAAAGGGAAATGAGCCTGTTCAACGAGCAGTTCCGGAGGGAAATGATGTCGGACGAAGCGGAAGTAGAAATAATGGCGGCAGGTCAACCAAAAGAAGTTCAGGATTACCTGTGGGAAATGCACAATCGGTACAAAAATACCGGGAAACAAACCCAGAAGTAAAACAGCTGTATGATAATGGCAATTTGAAATGGGATAAGGATGTAAAGCCAGAAGAAGTTGGTAACGCTATAGAATCCATGTTCTATGGATACCCGGAATCATTTAAAAAGACTGCGATAGACTTACTTAATTCTATGGGTATTCGGATACACATTACATCTAAACCAATTATCGTTGACACCAGAGGCGGGAAAAAGAATGCTGGTGGCTTATACAAAGAGAATACTGGAGAAATTATTATCAGTCGGGACAAAATTAACGACCAGATAAAATCAAATTCAATAAAAACAAGACCTACTAGCGCTCATGAAAATGCACACTTTATTTTTAGTGTTTTACACAAAGGCCCAGAACGTGATGAAGCGTGGAGAAAGTTATTTAATGATATAATTAAAAATGACATAAAGTCAGCTGGCGTAAAAAATATAAATGAATTAGTAGCCAAGGAAAGTAAAGTCTTTACTGACGAAGGAATAAAAGAAATAGAAGGTTTTGTCTCAGAAATATTGAGTGGTAAACCACCATCCGAAAAGCTTCAATACCGGTATTATCGTACAGATGATACGGGTAATGGACGTATAATCAATGCCGTATTACATAGAATAGCATTAGATGATAAACATATACTAAAATTTGTTCGAGACCCTAATTACTTCCAAGAATTGATGGTATCCAAAAATACGTATGAACGTAATCGTGCTAGAAATTCCTTGCGGGCAAGATGCTTAACCTTGATTAATAAATATGAAGGGAAAGGCTCCAAAACAACAATAAAAGATTTAAATAAATTATCCTCCAATGAAATACTTGAACACGCAAAGAAAAGTCTAGGCAATGAATATGCCAAATATAAAGCAGAACTGGAAAAGATTATGGAAGATGGGGATTGGGTTACTGATACTGCCATGCAGAGCATAACCAAAGAACACATAGAAAAATACAAAAATTCAATTCTTGAGAAGAGAAGCAAGGCCGCAAAAGATAAAGAATCTTCGGTAGAAAACTCATTCTACGATAAGTCTACCGAAAGTGATACCGTAACTCCCGAACAGAGGCTCGAAAAAGCAGGGTATAAATCACCGATACAACATGCAAGGGACAGCCTAAAAACATATGGCAGAGAATTCATTGATGACGTAAAAGCCGGCAAGGGCAAGTACAGCTATGCAGACCGGTTCTGGAGAACGCCAGAAGCTATCCTGAAAGATATGATTGGCGGAGCGGCTTCTAAAATTTTTGACTACGCAGTTAAGGCACAGAAAATAAAGAATAGAACGCTACAGAGATATATGGGAAAATATTCCCATATATATCGTGGGCTTAAAGACAACGAGCGCAGAGTCCTGAACCGTGCTATCCTGTATTGCGATAAGAACGGGAGAGACCCCGTTCAGGTAATGTCAGCAGGTAAGGATACATATATCGTATACCGTGATGGCGACTTCATCGAAGCATACAATAACATCAATGATGCAAAGAGCAAATTAGTAGAGCTTAAACGCACGGGTGAATACAAAAACGGTGAAGTAAAAATGTCCATGGTAGCAGGTGAAGACGGACTCAAGGCGTTGGTATATGCAGTAAAAGACAAAAATCGTGTATTTAGCAAGAAGAATGCCGCCGACGCATATGCAAAGAAAAACTATAAACAGGCCGTAGCTGATATGTTTGACGACGTTACCACCGAAGAACTTTCCAACGAACAGAAAGCGAAACTTGCTGATAAATTCACCGAATACCGTAAACTCATGGATGAAGCATATGCTGACATGGTAAGCGTAGCCAGTCAGTATGATGTCAAGATTCCTCCAAAGAAACAGGGGTTCTTCCCCCGTTATCATCTGCCTTTTGTTGTCATGGTAAAAGACAAGATGGGAACTAAGCGAGTCACATCGTTCTATAACCAGAGCGAAGCGCAGAAGATGGCCAAGAAGCTGTCAGCGGAAGGAGTAAAATCTTACGTTATCGAACTTAGCCCGATCGACCAGATTCGTGTCGGTATCAATCAGCATGACAGAGAATATTTAACGGATGATGAAATCAAAGAAATAGAAGAAGGCAAAACAATGTCATTTGCTGATATGAACGAGTCCTTGGAAGAACACGGCGAAGGTATGAAGCTTCTTACGAACCTCCTCAATAAGAGATTCAAGGCCGGGGCAACTACCGTGCCTGCAAAAGTCATTCTGAAAGACCTGTCCAAGAAGGTGCAGGACAACGGAAGGACAAAGAAGCAGATTCGTGCTACTGGCATCATCAAGGAGATGGAAAAATACAAAGGTTCACAGCTTACTAAAGAAGATGTAGCCAAAATCCTTGATAAGTGTAACCGCCACGGCGTATTCAATGCCCATTTGATGCACCGCACGGATGCAGACGGGTACAGCTTCAATGTACAGAATTCTGTATACCGGTATCTGACGGATGCGGCCGCCTACGCTGGTAATGAAATGTTCAGTCAGGAAGCCAAAAAGGCATATGCCCAGAGATTCAAACGTGACTTTACCTTACCAGCTATGAATAAGGAGCAGGCGTACTGTCAGGAATATATTAATGCTGTATTAAGTAAACGAAATATCACATGGCTGGATAATATGCTGAACAGTGTCCTTAAATCCATTCCGGGATTCGGTGCTTGGATTCGCAAGTGGTCTCCTAATCCGTATACAGATGTAGCCGGCAAGATATTGGGAGCACAGAATGTACTGAAACTTGGTATGTTCAATGTGTCATCTGGTGCTGTCCAGTTGTCGCAGTTACTCAATGCCAATGCAAAACTTGGTGGTAATAAGTTTATCGGCATGAGCAAGGCATTTCGGTTTGGCCTTAGAGAAGCCTTCAAAAATAAAGGTTTATACAATGACAAAGAACTGAATAAGAAATACGGAGAAATATTTGATTATATCGGGCTGTACGATTCTATCCCCAGCTTGGATAGAGAAATGACAGGTAAGCCGTCTTGGTTCATGGATAAAAATAGAAAATTTTTGAGAGGCAAATCGTTTGGTGATATTGCCGAAGCTTCCATGTACTTCTTCAACCGTGGCGACATCAAGGCCCGTCAGGCAACGGCTATTGGTGCTATGTATAAATTTGAACACGAAATAAAGAAAGATAAGATGAAGGAATATCTGAAGAAAGGTAAGACATTTGAAGAAGCCGAAAAACTGACGCACAATGATATGCTAAAGTACGTAGACCGTGTAGTAAGGGAAACAAACTTTGATTACAGTGTTGTCAATACACCACTTGGGCTATCAGGTCTTGGTGTAACAGGCAAGCTGATAATGCAGTTTAAGAAGTATCCTTTCTTTACATTGAACTTCCTACGTGGCAATACGAAAGAAGAAAATATCCGGTTCCTCGTTCCTCTCATGTTAATGGGAGGTATTTTTGGATTACCATGTCTTGATCTGTTCGATGATACAGTGGCAACAGTAACGGGCGTAGACCCGAAACTAGCCGCTAAGAAAGCTATCATGGAATGGGCTGGCAACAGTCCTCAGAGGAAAGCGTTTGCCAATGTAGCTATGTACGGTGCCCCGTCATTAGCCGGGATTGATATTTCTGGACGTATAGGGCTGAATGACGCCGCTTCATTCGATGCCGGGCCTACGTACACAACCGCCCAGAGATTATTGTCCAGCGCTAAAAAGGGAGATTACATGGGTATGGCAGAAGCCCTTACTTCCCGTGCCACAGTGGCAAAGAGTCTTGCCAAAGGTGGTTATGCCGACAGCCATGGCAATCTGATTACACAATATGATAATTACGATAAGATGCTCAAGATATTAGGTTTCAGGCCAGTAGAAGAATCACACGGAGCTGATTTAAACAGAGTTATTAGCCAGAGCAAGAAGATTATGCAGGAACACACAGATAAGGCGATAGAAGAATATAAAAAGCATCCGACGATGGCCAACTATCAGGCATTGCGTATATACGGACTGAGTGATAAGAGAATAGCTACTCTCCAAGATGAAAAGCCAAAGAAGAATGATAAATCGAGTGTGAACAAAACGAATCATTCCAAAGAAGCAAATGATATAAGAAAATTAGAGTCGTTTAAGCAGGGGCGGTAATCCGCCCCTTTTAATTTAAGGAGGAGATGGATGGAGAGCATCATTATCGTATTAGAAGCGTTAGGGGTTGTGTTTACGGCTCTTGCAGGATTCAGACAGGGGATTCTCAAGCCATATTTCGACCACCGTGAAGAAGAACGCAAATGGAAAGAAAAGTATGACAGAATGAAGGAAGAAAGAGAACAGGAACGAGCCAAAGCATTAAGTAATAAATACGACCAACTATCCCATAGTATATCCAGTCTGAGCAACTTGGTTGATAAACTGGGCACAGAGCAGAGGCAGATGCTTGTAGATGAGGCACACTTCAAAGAGAGATTTCAGTCCATGGAGACAAGGATTGAATTGATACAGAACAAGCTGGAACGCTTATGAGACACATAAAAAATTTCATGTCTGCCGTGAAGCGGAATATGGCCATTATCTGCATGGGTTTTGGTCTGTTCGCCGCCTCCATAGTGCTCGTGTCATGGGTATATGGGTATTGGTCTAATGGTTTATGGGGTACTCGTTTTGAAATCAATTCCTGCTGGCAGGGTATCAGTGCATGTGGTGTAGGTCTTGTAGGGCTGTTTAAGTGGCTGGTAGATTCAGCTAAGAATAGTCCAAATGGTCAATTCCCATGCCCTCCTGCTACGAGGATTGAGCCAAAGAAAGATAGGAGTGATGACGAATTAAAGGTGTAGATATTTCTGAAAACCAGAGTTATGTAGATTGGGGTGCACTGCAGGAAGCAGGCGTCGAATTTGTTATTGTCCGTGCCGGTTGGGGTCAGGGACACAAAGATGAAAAGTTTGAAGAATATGCCAACGAAGCATTGAACCGGGGGTTCAAAGTCGGGGCTTATTGGTATTCATATGCGCTGGATGCTGATGCGGCCCGAAGAGAAGGAGAATACTGCCGTGAAATTATTGACGCTTGGGGAGGACTGCTTGAACTTCCTGTGTTCTACGACCAAGAAGATGCTGACGGTTGGAGGGATAGGAATGGGATTGATTATAGCCAGTGCACTGATATGTGTGATGCATTTGCTGATGGTCATGGTCTGCGTGCTGGTGTGTACGCTAATTACGATTGGTTTACCAATCGTCTTGATTTTGGCCACCTTAAAGACCGTTATGTCATTTGGCTGGCACAGTATAACTACCAGCCGGATTTACAGTGCGATATTTGGCAGTACTCAGACAAAGAATGGTTCGGAGACCAAAAATTAGATGCTGATATTTCGTATATGGAGGGGTAAGATGTGGAACAAAATAAAAGTATTATTCGTTGGCTTATTATTGTTGCTCTTGCCGCTGTCTGTGTCATTGGCGGAATCACCGTCTACGATAGTATCCAGTCAGCCAGAGCAGACAGTGAAAATGCCTATAACACGATACAACAACTTAAAGATGAAAATCGCACAATTAGAACTGAACTTGAACGTACTAGAGCAGAACTCGAACGTGGACAAGCAGGAATTAGACAGGCTGAAGAAACAACTGATGGACTGCGAGGACGCAATGAACAAAGCTCAGCAGTCATTAGCGACAGCCAACGAATCATCGGAGAAATTGGAGAAGAATTTAGAGACATTGACGAAGCAAATGGACTCTCTGAAACACAAGCTTCAGGTCAAGAACAGGCAGAATAAGACAGGCTGGACTGTAGCCGGTATCCTGCTTGGAGCTTTCATTGCAAAATAACTGTCATAGGACACGTTTTTTTCAATATTAATTTCCTCCACGACAAATTATACCTGAGAACATCTGGAGACAAATTTTTACCGACATACACGGTAAAGATTAACAATTTTGAGCATTCTGTGAATTTAGCCACCGTTAATTCGGTGGCTATTTTTTTTTTGTTCCTTGCAAACTTCATAAAATGATGTTAAAATATATCATATAATGAGTAAAAGGAGGAATGTATATGTTTTCTAATCTACACCAACACACCGACGCAAGTCTGCACGACGGATTTGCCAAAATACCAGAATTAGTAAGCAAAGCCAAAGAACTTGGCTATCCGGCTCTGGCTATTACAGACCATGGAACAGTTACCGGGCTGATTGATTTCTACGAAGAATGTAAGAAACAGGGAATCAAGCCTATCCTTGGTTGTGAGTTCTATTATACAAACGAGATTACGATTAATGATACTCCCACCTATCACCTGTTAATTCTTGCTAAAAACAATACAGGATACAAGAATCTGATGAAATTGGATACGTATGCCCACAAGCATTTTTATCGCAAGCCACGTATCGGCATAGAAGCACTCCGTGAATACCATGAAGGGCTTATCTGCACCACGGCCTGTGTCGCTGGGCCATTGAGTGCAGGAGACCCGTTGACAGTATATAATGACTTATTAGAAGTATTCGGTAGTGAAGATTTGTATGTGGAAATTCAACCTCATGACTTCCCCGAACAGATTGAATACAACCAGAAATGGGCCGATTATTTCTCGGAAGTAAAGACTATTATCACCTTGGACAGCCACTATATCAATAAAGAAGATATTCAGGCACATAAATTGTGGCTAGGCCTTGGTGATGATTCCCAGTATTATGCCTCTGACGACTATTATCTGCGTAGCGAAGGGGAAATTATCGACTGGTTCAATCAGTATGGTATTGATACTAGACCCTACATCGAGAATGTACAGGAAATCGTAGATAAATGTAACGTTGAAATAGAATTTGGTGGAGAACATTACCCAGTGTTTTGTGATGACCCAGAAACGTATGTCAGAGATAAGTGCAACGAAGGGTACAAGAACATGGGTATTGCCAGTTATCCAAATAAAGCTGTGTATATAAAGCAGGTTAAGCACGAGCTGGATGTACTGAATCAGCTCGGTTATATGAATTATTTCTGCATCATTGATGATATGTTGCGGTGGTGTAGAGAAAACAATATCCCAACCGGCCTTGGCCGTGGTAGTGTTGTCGGAAGTACCGTAGCTTGGTTGATGGGTATCACACAGATAGACCCGATTAAGTATAACCTCGTATTTGAACGGTTCGCCAACCCAGAACGTGTAACCCCAGCGGACGTGGACACAGATGTGTCTACTCCCAGAAGAAACGAGGTAATCAATTACATTCAGCAACGGTACGGCGAAGTATACCAGATTAGAACAACATCGTATATAAAGGAAAAATCAGCTGTACAAAGAGCTGGTCAGGCATTAGGAGTTGAACCGGCGGTTATTAATAAGGTATCGAAGAACTTAGTCAACGTCGAAGATATGCCCTCCACGACCCACAAGGAAAAAGAATGGAAGGCATTGGCCATGAAATTCCGTGGCCATATCATTTCCTATGGTAAACATGCTTCTGCCGTACTGGTAGCTCCAGAGGATGTATGCAACTGGACAGCTGTAGAAAAGCAGGGCGATGATATGGTGGTATGTCATGACTTCCACCAGCTTGAAGCTCAGGGGTTGTTAAAACTTGATATCCTTGGTCTGGAAACTTTGGATGTACTGGAGCAGACAAAGCATCGTATTGGGAAGAACATAGATATATCCCGGATTCCCACCGATGATAAAGCCACTGCAGAAATGCTGAGACGATGCGATACAAAAGGATGTTTCCAGATAGAATCTCAGGTAATGACGAATATCATCAGACGGATGAACGTAAAGACCGTAGAAGATATGGTGGCCGTCGTTGCCTTGGGTCGTCCGGGGCCGTTGGATTCCGGGATGGTTGAACACTTCCTTAAACGTAGAAACCATCAGGAAAAGGTTGTGTATGACGATCCGAAACTGGAACCTATACTAAAAGATACAGAAGGGATTATTGTGTATCAGGAACAGATTATGCAGATTGCACAGGCCCTTTGTGGATATACATTAGGTCAGGCGGATAACCTGCGGAGAATCGTAGGCAGGAAAAAGGTTGATGAAATGCAACCAGTAATAGATGATATGATAGAAAAAGGTGTACAGAACGGCCATCCACGGGAAGTGATGAAGAAAATAACGGATAACATCGTAACGTTCGCCTCTTATGGATTTAATAGGGGCCATTCTGCCGCTTATGGTATGACTGCTTGGGCAACGGCATGGTTCAAGTGCCATTATCGCCCGTATTTTATGGCAAGCCTTTTGGATAGCAACTGTAAGGATAAGCCAAAACTAGTGGATTATATAATGGATTGCAAAAAGTCCGGCATCAGGATATTCCCACCAACACTGGAACATAGAAACTGCTACGCAGACTATGACGAAAATGGAGGGTACATCATACTGGGGCTGAATTGCATAAGTGGTGTAGGGAATGTAGAAATACCCAAGGATGCACCTAAAGATTTTAAGTTATTCATGGATTCCTACGGTTCTTTAAACAAACGTGTAATTGAGAATCTTATCAAAGCCGGAGCGTTCGATGGGAACCGTGATGAAATGATACAATATGTGACTTGGTTCAAGGACAAAAGAAAATCAAGGCCGCCGTTTAAATATACAGAAACTATGTATAACAAGGCCGAAGAGGAAGCCAAAGTAATCGGTATGTCGTTCTGTGATATCTTTGAAGACTTCGAGATGAAGGCGGTCAATAATGTAACCGTATTCGGGTATGAAGTATTAGAGGTGAAGGGGCGCAAGACACGCAATGGTAAACCGATGGCGTTCGTAAAAGTCAGAGACAACAGAGAAGTCAGGGATTTGGTGATATTCAACCAGAGATATAAGGAGTTGAAGGCACATAAGGTGTATGAAATGAAATTAAGAGCATCACGCATCATGGACTTCCATGAATGCCAACATAAATAAAAGCCCCGAAAGGGGCTTTATTTTTTTTTACAAATGGGTCGCCAAAAAGCAGACCACTTAAACATCAATCGTTCCTTGTCCTTTTCTCCATGATACCCATTACCGCATCTATGACATCATTTCTATTATCTGGGTTTTGTAAAAATTCCCGTATTCTGTCCGGGTAATCAAATGGAGTATCTTTACCTATCAGAAGATATTCACGAGAACATTCAAATATAGAACATAGTCTATCTAAATTCTTGTCTGATATATATTTACCTATACCAGATTCCCATCTCCATATAACTGCCTGAGATGTACCAATTCTTTTAGCTAAATCTGCCTGAGACATCTGGTGCTTTTGGCGAAGGTATTTTATTCGTTCCCCCACTTCCTTCATATTCATGGCTATCACTCCTTATATGAACTATTTTATAATCGTTTCATGATATAGTCAACACATTATCATAGGAGTCTGGACATGATAAATTTACTGCAATATTTACTGCAACCGCAGTATCGTTTATGTTGTTTATGTTGCATAATATCGTACAAAAAATTGTGGTAAAATATTAATATATCCAGTAAATGCGATAGTTATGGGGTTGTGTGATAAACATTTGCTTTTTTGCTATAAAACCGAATAAAGCCTTGTCATTGGCTTGGTTGTCACATTTGTTAAAGTAACTACTGCAACACTACTGCAACGGGCTTATTTTTATGCGCCTAATATCGTCCGCAGAGGCGTCTGTGATAGAGTGTAGGTATCTATCTGTGGTACTTGGGTTTGAATGCCGTAATTGCTTTGTTATGGCGATTAATGGGATATTATTACTAGCCAGCAAACTGGCATGTAAATGTCTGAACACATGAAAGGAGAACCCGTGAATCCCGTGTGCTAAAAATGCCCTCCTGAATGTACATCCCAGACTACTGGGGTTTACTGGTTTATCGTGGAACACAAAAACAAAGTCTGATTTGATATTATGCTCTTTGTAATACTCCGACAATTCACGTAATTTATTTATCCCACAATCCATAAGTTGCGCTGTTTGTCCTACAATACCATTCTTGGGGCTTGTAATGTAATTTGATCCATCCCTAGTGACCACTATTTGCTTGTTGATATGAATGACACCGGTTTCCATATTAATATCAGACCATTGAAGCCCGCATATTTCTCCCCTCCTTAATCCAGAGTATAAGGATATGTACCCACAACACTGGAATATAAAATTATGTACATCATTAATTACTGTCAAAGCATCTTCGATGGATGGCAGTTCTTTTAATTTTTTCCTTTGATGGAATACGTCGTGAGTAGTACATGTTGTTTTTATATTGTAACCATGCCGTCTGGCATGTTCCAATATTCCCAGTGTTCTGGAGATAATTAATATTGTTGTAGAGCTTGAAAGAGTTTTTGCCAAATCGGAGACAACGTGTATGATAGTATCATCACTAATTTTCTCTATTAGTGTATCCCCTAGCAATCTGTCTATATGGCCAAATATAAAAGCCCTTACATCTTCAGTTGTTCTTTTTGCTTCCGGTATAGTTTTCTTATACACCTCAATATATTCACTCATTGTAACTAATGATTTATCTTTATCTGTGTACTGATAGGATATCAACTTCTTATTCATTTTGGCAAGGGCTTCTGTTTTATTCCTGCCATATGCAGTCACACGATGCCCACCAATGGTACGTTGTACGCAGTATGTCCCGTCTTTCCTACGGTACACAGTCCCCATGCCATTGCCCTTTTTTCTGCTCATTCAAATCACCTCTCATAGTAATATTATACCATATATGAAGTTATATGAAAATATGAAGAAATGTCTTGATTGCGAACATTTGTTCTGCTAAAATAGGGATATATGAAAGGAAATTCTTTGGGTATTGACAAAATTTCATAGTTGATGTATACTTACATCGTAAGATGAGTTAAAAAGAAAGGAGGAAAACATCATACTGATGACAACCAAGGACGTTGCCGTGTACCTAAAGATTTCCACTCAGCAGGTGCGACGATTGGTGTCACAGCACTTGCTCCCATGTATCAGGGTATCTGACAGGGTAATCCGATTTAGGCCACAGGATGTGGAGAAGTTTCTGGAGGCGAGGGAAATATGAATAAAAAGATTTTGGTGCAGGTAACGGAGGCCGGGTCTACTGTCCCGGAGTGCTATGAAGCGTCTGATATGAAAGACGCATTTGCACTTATCAAAAGTTTTAGTGAGTCTATGGAGTATGAGGGTACGACATGGGAAATGAAAATATCACCGCTTTATTGTCAATAACCTTGGTTGCAAGGTTATTTATGCCCTAAATTACTCTAAACTTGAAGTATTTTTAATAATAGGAGGATATTATGACTAACAAAGAATTCATCGAAAAATTGACGGCCCCGTTTAAACCGGAAGAAATCCTATGGCGAGTAGGAAAGAAAAGCAAAGACAAGACAAAAGGCTTAGCATTTGCATACATAGATGGTAGAGCAGTCCAGAAAAGGCTGGATGCAGTAGCTGGGCCAGATAAATGGAGTGTCTCATATACTCCAATCGACATGGGGACAATTACAGTAAGTACATATAACGGAGAAGTACAGAAAACACTTAAAGGTTTCTTTGCTACTATCAAAATTGAGCTACCGGAAGGAGGATGTATTACCAAGCAGGATGGAGCTAACATAACGGATTTTGAATCCGTAAAGGGTGGTATTAGTGATTCATTTAAGCGGGTAGCGGCGGCATGTGGCATCGGTAGATATCTGTACGACCTTCCGCAGACTTGGGTTCCTATTGACCAGTGGGGTAATATTACACAGGTTCCAAAACTTCCGTCTTGGGCGATGCCCAAAGGGAGTAATCAGGCGGAACCCCCTGTACAGGAAGCAGTAAGCGCTCCCAGTGAATATCCAAGTGAATATGATGACCCGTTTGCTGGTGAATATCCGGAACCAATGGAAAGTACGATGTCTGAACCGGTAGGCAGTGCTGAGATTACGTTCCCTAGTGGCAAGTATAAAGGCCAGCCTGTATCCAAGGTACATGACTTCGGTTATCTCCGGTGGGTCGTGTCCAGCTCTCAGTTCCGTCAGGACATCAAGAACGCCGCTCAGGGAGTATTGGATACAGTTAGTGCATAAGGAGGAAGCATGGAAATCAGCACGGATGTATGGAGAGATTGCGGAATGAGTGCCGCCGCCGTGTATTCCGTGATAAAGGCTAAATGTGCAGAAAAGAGTGTCCCGATTAAGGGGCACTCCTACACATGCCTTCCTGTTTCGGAAATACACAGGGCTTGTCCGCTTATAACTACGAGAACGATAACTCGTGTGTTGACTAGTTTAGAGGACAAAGGGTATATAGAGTCCATAACGTTTTTTGGTACGGCGAAGTGGAGGAGGATTTTAAAATGAAATGTGACATAAAAACAAAGAAAATTGATAAATTAACATCAAATTGCACATATGTATATGAAAATGGCTCAACCTTCTCTTGTAGGATATCGAATCAATTTGATCCAAGTGAGATATTTAAATATGACCATGAGTATTTTAAAAAACTAATGACATCCAATTTGAAGACATCAACAAAACTAATTGCTATGTTCTTACCAACTATAAGATTGGGTAATTCTCCAATATGCATAAAGCCAGCTTATTCCATAGCGCATATGTTGCACATATCATACAACACGGTAAGAAGTGGCATGAAAGAGCTGATGAATTTTGGGATAGTTGAAGAAGGCAAGTATATATACAACGGCAACATAGTAAAACAATATAGAATAAATAACTATGATAAATGGAGAATCCCATTAGGCAGAGAAGATGATGATGTCCATGATGGTGAAGAGATTTGTGAAAGTGACATGCAAGTTGAAGAAGTTTATTGTGATGACATTTGCAGTAGTCACTACGAAAACTACGGGCCAGATTACGTCTCACCAGAGGAACTTATGCTCTAGTGATGTCCATCAACAAAAATTGGTAACTTATTTAATATTGATTCCTAGAGGTTGCAAAAAATGTGACATGCCAATGGTTGATATGCCACCAGTAACAAAATGTGAAGTATGGCATATCAAAAATTGGTAACTTATTTAATCCTGTTATTTCAATCTATCCCATCTCTTTCTATCATGTTTTAGAGAGGATAGTAAAAATGTTAAGAATGAATTGATTAATTGATTACCGGATTGATAATCCGAGTCGAAGACGAGGATTAAAAGAATCACGAAGTGATTCGTGGTTTGATTTTTCCTTGGAATATGTTTTTCAATGTTTTAGGAGCGGAAAGCATTGGAGCTCCGTTAAAGTCTTGAAAAGACTTGCCCCTAACCCCCAGTTCCGCCGCCCCCCTTCCCCCACGAGAAAGGAGAGATGGACAATGTATCACTAATCTATGGACAAAATACCTTGTAGTACGAATATAGTGCAGAAAGGAAGATACTATGACACGGTTCGAGAATCAAGACTTACTGGTACGGGAATACCTGTATCAGACAATGGGATTGAAGGGCAGAGACAGCCCGAACTACAAGCGAGTAATGAATCACTTCGATAGCAAGGATGACTTGACGGTTCGTAACTTACTTCGATATATTAAGAAGTATCCAATGCAAAGAGGTGCCTCTCTTACAGACTTGTATAATTGTGAAGCGTACCATCGGCAAGAGGAACATGTACAACATGAAAAGTCCATGATGCCAAGGTTCGCAGATAATGTGCCATACTCAATAGAGATGGTGTTGAACTTAAAGGAGTGACTTGTATGTACGAAAACGAAAAGAACGCTGAAAAGATGAATCGACTTATCAATGGTTTGGTCATGTCTGTTGGTGATTATATCAACGCTAAAGAAAACAAATTCGATGAATCTGCCGTAGAAGTCCATTACTTAGCCATGAAGGGCGTCTACGAAGATGTAGTAAAACAGGCTAAGATAATGAATGCGGCAAACACCGAAGGCAAGATTATTCAGTTCCCTAAGCTTTAAGTGAAGGAGGCACCTCTTAATGGATATCGCTAGTATCATCATGCAAAAGATAGATTTAGCAGAGTTTATACGCACATACGCAAAGGCTGATTTAATAAGAGTATCTAATGGCTGGAGGTGCAAATGCCCGATACACGGCAGTGACAATCAAAGCTCTATGTACATCAGTGACACTGGACTGTACTGCTGTTACTCCTGCAATAGCGCAGGGAATGTGATTAACTTCTTGTCTGATTTTGAACATATATCCTACACAGCCGCCTTGGAACGACTGGCGGCATACCTTAACATCAACCTGAAAGACGATGAATCGTACCAAAAGTGCAAATCCGTCGAACAGACTATGACGAGTAAAAAGGAATATGGGATTAAAAACCTGTATAAAGTAGAAGAATACCTGAAACAAAAACGAGGCTTTACAGACGAAACGATTAATGCGTTCGGTCTGGGTGGAGTGGATGGGGGAGTCTGCATCCCCCTCCATGATGCCAATGGCAGATGCGTGGCCATAGCTAAGCGCCAGTTTGACAAGAAACCGAAGTACATCAATTCATACAACAATGAACTGTACGATAAGTCGGCGTTCTTATTCAATCTGGATAAGGCGTTCAAACTCATCAATGATCGTATTTATGTCGTTGAAGGGTATATGGATGCCATCAGCGGTTATCAGATGGGGCTTCCAGTTGTGGCATATTGTGGTAACGAACTTCATCGTGACCAGATAAAGACCCTTACCAGATATCTGAAGAAAGATGTTACTATTATCCTCGTCCCTGACAATGATGAAGAGGGATGAAAAGAGTTCCCAGAGTCCGTGATTACTTCAATGCCATCTGCCCTGATAGACAGGTTCGTGTGGCTTTAGTTCCTGACTCATGCAAGGACATGAATGATATGCTCCTTGAGGGTATCGACCCATCAAAGTTGGAAACGTTACACATCGACCGGTATGTAGTTGACTATCTGGTTGGCAAATGTTCCACGGAAGAAGAAAAATACCATGTCGTTGAGGAATATCTTCCTACTGTCAGGTCTGGTCTCATCCGCCTTGATATAATCAAGGAAATGGCTAAAAAATGGGATAAAGACTATGAAACACTGAAAGAATACTTCGATACGGTGGGGAAAGATAGTGACGATATTCTTGCTGAGGCGTCTGATGTTACGGGATGCATCAATGACTTAAAGTCCATATACAGGACAGGTGGATTTCCGACACACTTCCAGCAGATTGATAACTGTATCAGGAGAGTGGAGAAGAAACAGGTTATAGTTGTTGGGGCAACCGCTGGTACAGGCAAGGCGTTAACGTTAGATACCAGAATAATTACCCCTACTGGCTACAAAGAAATGAAAAATATAAACATTGGAGATGAAGTAATAGATGAAAATGGGGATGTATGCCATGTAAGGGCAATATTCCCTCAAGGGAAAAAGCATGTGTATAGGGTGGTGTTTGAAGATGGAACTTACGTCAACTGTTGTTCGGAGCATTTATGGAAATTTAAAACAAAAGATGATTTGGTTAAAGGCAGGAAATGGAAGGTTATGTCGCTAAAAGATATGGTTGTAAATTATAAAATACATAGAACGGATGGAACAAAAAATTTGTGTATCCCTGTGGCTAAAGCAGTTGAGTTTGATAACAGGGAACATGTTATTCCACCATATACCATGGGGGCTTTACTTGGCGATGGCGGGTTTACCTGTAAACAGATAACATTCACTAACCCTGAAAAAGATATACGCTCTCATGTTATAACGGAAACGTCGGCATATGGCACTTGGCATGAGCACAAAGGCCAGCCTAACCAATTATGTTTCCGTGGTGGCAGGAACAATAAATTAGTTAACTATATTAGGAAGACTTTTAATGGTGCGTCATCTAAAGATAAGTTTATCCCATTTGAATATATGAATGACTCTATAAAAAATAGGATGGAATTATTAAAAGGGTTAATAGACACAGATGGGACAGTTAGAAAAAGAGGGCAGACATTATTCTTCACTTCTAGCCCTAGATTAGCTAATGACGTTGCAGAACTTGTGCGTAGCTTGGGGAGCAGATGTTATATCAGATCTCTTATGAATGACGATGGAACGTTTGAGTACACAGTATCTATCCAGCGCAAATCATCAAAATGGTTTAGTAGCGAACTTAGAAATAAACAGTGGAATGAAAAGGATGAAGTAGTTGCAGAAAGGAATTCTGATGTCCTTCTGATTTCTGACATAATTGATTTGGGGAGAGAGGAGGAAATGCAGTGCATAACAGTAGATAGTCCTGAACACACATACCTGTGTGGTGATTATATTGTTACACACAACACGGATTTTGCCATTGAGTTCATGCTCCGTGCTATCTGCCAGAATAATATGAGAGCCATCTTCTTTAGCCTAGAAATGCCTAAAGGCAAGCTCATTGAACGTGTCGTGGCTAAGCTGATAGGTTGCTCGATTGGGGAAGTTGAAGGCTACGTTGCTAGTGATGATATGATGGTAAATAAGGCCATCGCTAAATTGCAGGAACGTATGCTTGTATTTGATGGCAACCATCTTAGCATCGACGATATAAATGAACGTATCAAACTGGTGAATAGTAAAAACGTGTTAGGTGGGCCAGTGGACATTGTGTTTGTTGACTACTTCGGATATATGCAGGGGACATCTACCTTTGAAGATGCGTCAACGGCGGCAAAGAAAATGAAGGGTATGGCGAAAGATAACAATATCATCTTCGTTATGCTGTCTCAGCTGAACCGTGGAGCATCTACATATGACGAACCGACTATGAGCCAGTTAAAGAGCACGGGTGACTTAGAAGCATCTGCTGACTATGTGTTCCTGCTCTGGAGGCCTGCAAGAGACCCGAACCTCGATATCGGGGAAAAGGAAGAATTGGAGAATATTACCCGTCTTAAAATAGATAAGGCACGTGATGGTATGTATGGGCCTAACTTAGCTGAGTTCAGATACGATAAAGAAACATCTCGCCTTGAAGAAAATTACGCATAACATGAAGTAAATAAACTTGACAACATGAAGTAAACATGATATAATCTAGTTGTGAGTTGAGGAAGTACAAAATAAATCAATCAAGAAATCACATCACCTCTGTAGCTTCTAATACTCACAACTTGAAGTAAAATAAAAAGGAGGACGAAATGCCATATACATCGTTTTTGTGCCCAGACGCAGGCAAAATAAAAATTGAAGATTGCTTTAAAGAGTGCCGGTTGGTCGGCAAAATAAACCCTGTGAACGGGATGCCGTATGTTCCATGTGGCAGATGTCTTTCTCTTCCAACACTGAGGGAGGTGTCGAATCAAAGAGAGTGGACGGGAAAGCCGTCTACAACACAGTTACTCAGGGGCACCAGAGAGGCGTATCTGATGCTTACAAAGGATTACGCCATAGACCCAAAATCCATGATGTTCGCCCTACATGGTACTCACGTACATGCTAACTTGGAAAATGGCATGTCACCAGACGAATTGGGGGAACAAAGACTGGACGACGGTATATCGACTGGGGCGTTCGACTACTACGATCCAGTGACAAAAACACTATACGATTATAAGACATACTCATCGTTCGTCGTAGCCAAATACCTTGGTATACAGAGTAAGAAAGTGTTGGTGGGGCACTACAAAAACGGCAAGCCAAGATATAAAACGGTATACACATCCGGGAATGTTAAGCATGATTTTGACTTGGCAGTCCAGATGAATGATTACCGCATGAAAATTGAAAAAATCTTGAAGTTGCCAGTGGACAAAATGGTTTGTGAAATGATTGTGCGTGATGGCAATACATATATGGCCAATAGCAGGGGTATTTACGATAACGCATATCTAGTAGAAGTCGGAAAGATTTCTGATAACTGGATGCGTAAATATATGAAGAAGAAGGCCAGTGATTTACTGAAGGCCTTGGAAACAGGTGTTATGCCTCCACCATGCAAACCGCATGAATGCTGGCATGGGAATAAATGTTCTAAGTTTTGCGCTGTGGCGCAGTATTGCAAAGGAGAAATGTAGCATGGATATCAAAGGAATGAAAGTAAAAGATTCGTCAAGTTTACCGAAGGGTAGAATCGTAATTGATTTCGATATTAACAAAGGTAAAATCACCGTAGATGGCGGTGGCATAACAGAAGAAGAATTTAGCGGCATTATGTTGTTGATTCTTAGTGACCTAGTTGGCATCAGCCCGGAAGAATTACTTGATGCCATGGAAGAATGTCACAAGAAAGCGATAGGCGATATTAATGATTTTGTCAATGATCTGATTGGTATTATGCCGGGAGGAGATGCAGACAAAGCTCGCCTGAAGGAAATCATGATGGATGATAGACCTGCCAGTGAATGCGAGGATGAACTTGACGAACTCATCAGAAAAATGTTCCGTTAAGCAGAACTGTGCTCATAGGTATGATTGCGGTTGGTGTGAAGATTATTCCGACTACCAGCCGTATGACATACACATCAAATCCCCTAGGCAACTGGCCAAGAAAGAGAAAAAAGTTGCGGAGCGTAAGATAAAGAGACTGGCAGACGCTTCCAAAAGGGGGAAGGCCAACCGTAGAAATGGCAGGGCCGCTGAAAGACAGGTCGAGAAGCTTCTCAATGATATCGGCCTGAAAGCAGAAAGAACACCTTTATCCGGGGCCTTAAAGGCCAACAATCTTATCGGTAATATGAAAGATAAGGTTGCAGGGGATATCCGCATTACTATAAATGACAACAAGACGCTGAGAGTCGAGTGCAAGCGGAATATCCGTTCAGATGCGTGGTATCGCCTACTGGACAAGGGCGTAATTCATATAGATGGGTTTTGCTATGGATTGAGGTGGCAACTGTTTGAATATCTCGTCCATGGAGTATTACCCGATGAACAACCGGTTGATGTAGAAGATAAGAGGTTCAAAAAACTTCATTCTTATTTCGACCAAGATGATTCTGATATGGTGGTTGTTACTAAACCGTATTCACAGCCGCTAATCTTTTTAAGAGAAGAAACGTATGATTTCTTTAAGGAGGAGTATTGTAAATGATTATTCTTAGTGACAATGGCAAGAAACTGATTGATTGCGCTTCTGTATTTATCCGCCCTGTAAAGGATACAGAAGACCTGAACAAAGTTAAGGGTTATAAAGTCGTGGGTTGCACACTTACCGGTCGTAATGAAACACTGGCAGAGTGTGATGATGAAGATTCCGCAAGGGATTATATTCTGACAGCGGCAAGAAACATCAGTACTCACGAACCGGTATTCTTTGGAGGAGTGAACCATCAGGGGTGAGTGAATAGGCATGGATAACTACGAAGAACTGCTGGAAATGATAAACGAGATATCTTGTAGGTATTCAGTCCTTACCGATACGGATGAATTGGAGGCTTTCTCTATTATGAGAGATTCCTCCATTCTCCAATCGAATTTTGAAGAAATGTTGGCGGATTGTTATAAGCTGGCCGCCGATAAAGAAAGAATGGCAAAAGCCACCGAGGCGAGGAGAAGTTGCGAACTTTCCGATAAGCCTACAAACGGTAACCGCATGGCCGCATTTGATCCAGAAGTAATCAGGGCATGGAAAGAATACTCTGAGTCGATTAAGCAGACCAAATACGTTGAGGCCAATGCCAAACTACTAAGCAGAATATACTTTGACTGTAAGATGATATATGAGGCTTGTGTACGAAGAATGAGCAAGCCACAAGATAAAATAGTAGGTCGAGTTTAGGAGGAACAAATATGAAGAAAAAGTTCACTGGCAAGGAAATTAAGATTATCTATAACGACAAATACACAATTGCTATTGACCCTAAAACCGGTAAAAAGGGGGTTGCGAAATGTAATCCCGTAGACAAGTTCGATGAAATCACTGGGGCAAAAATCGCCATTTCAAGACTTCGTGAAAGGGCAGATGAAGTTCGTATTGGAGATATCCTCGCTTCCAAATCGTTAGGAATTTATGGCCCGGTAGTATATATTGCGAAAGAAAAAACGCCGATTGGTTCGACGCAATGTGTTATCAATTCCAGCGGTATATTATTCACCGTGTTTTACCCATGCACGGATACAGTGTTTATCGGCAATGATTTAAAAGAGTTTGAAAAAACTGTAAAAGAAAAGGTGGCAGATGCGCTTTGATTACAAAAACAAGAGGATTTGAAGTTGTTTCGTCTTATGTCGATAGGGGGATTCACATTCCAGAACGTAAGACATCCGGTAGTTCCGGATATGATTTGGAAGCCGCTGATTATTATGTTCTCTACCCCCATGTAATTACAGTTATCTCTACAGGTCTCAAAGCTTACATGAATGATGACGAATATCTGTCTATTTTCATTCGTTCAAGTTTGGCTTTCAAAAAGGGTCTCATGCTGGCCAACAATACAGGGATTATTGACAGCGATTACTACAACAACCCTGATAACGAAGGCCATATTATGGTTGGCCTCTACAACACTGGTGATGAACCTGTTGCTATTAAGAAAGGAGACCGTGTCGCTCAAGGGATTTTTATGAAGTATTTAACTTGTGACAATGATTGTGCTCAGGGCCAGCGTGTTGGGGGTATTGGTAGCACCGGAAAGTAGAGGATAAAATGTTTGAATATAAAGACCGCTCGTGGTGCGGAAATGAAAAATGCAAAAAGTATGACACATGTAAAAACACATATAAGTTTGCACGAGAAGAAGCGGAGAGCCGTGGATTCAATATGGATTTAACCTTCTTCTGTGTTGTTCCAGATCGTGAATGCGATAAGTATGAGGTGAACGAAGATGAAGATAAGTAACATTAAGGTATATGGCATTGAGGAAGCTATGAGCTATGCCAAGCTTCCTATGATGAATCCTACTGGCGTAGACAATATGCTTAGCAATATGGAGCGAGGTGTATTAAACGAACAATCTGACAAGGCTTTGGGTAGAATGAAAAGACTGGGTACGACCCCAATAGGAAGCGGTCATGATAACTACTTAATGGGAATTATTGCTCAGTTCACGGTTGACTTTACAATCAAAGCTTGGACGGAGGCGGAACGGTATCACTTCTTCGACATTATTAGTTCCTGTTCTACTATGCATGCTTTACAGAAAGTAAACGTTGATGATGCGTATATTAAATATGTGGATAAGCGCATGGTATATATCATGGATGAACTGATTCAGGAGTATAATAACAACCCATCCCAAGAAAACTTCTTGAAAATGGTGTATTCCAATCCTACTGGTATGAAGCTGACTGCCGCTATAACAACGAACTACCGGCAGTTGAAGACAATCTACTATCAGCGTAAAGACCACCGTCTTCCAGAATGGCGTGAATTTTGTAGCTGTTTAGTAACAGACTTTCCTCTTTTCAAAGACCTTTGCTTAAAGGACGGGGATGACTAAATGTGTGAATGGTTAAAGTGGGTGATAAAGCCAATGGAATCTAAAGAAAATGAATGGTTTGATTCTCATTATTCTGCACAGGACGTACAGCCTATTGAATATATGCAGATGACGATGAGTAAAGATGAATTTATCGGCTTCCTACGGGGAAACATTATCAAGTACATTTCCCGTATCGGCAAGAAGGATGAACCGATCAAGGAGGCAGAGAAAGTACTTAGATATTCTCAGTGGTTGGTAAAAGCTTTACAAGGTGAAACGATAAATCCGAGGGAGTGAACCAGATGACCAAAACGTACTATGTGGTAGAAATTATCTATTATAAAAGTTCACCTTTAATTATGGGAATTACAAGCAAACTAAAAAGAGCGGCTAAGCTTGCCGATAATTTCATGGCTAGTGCTCCTGACGATGCAGAAGTATTAGTAACCAGATATTCGTGTGACAACGAAACCGGATTCGTTAACCACCGGTGTTGTTTAACAAACCAAGATTTGAGAGAGGTTTTGACGAGGAGTGCGTAGCCCAATGTTATCACTAGACATACCAAAAACCGTGTTACAAAGATTTAATCCTGAAGAGACTGATAAATGGAACAGGATGATCGGCTTGAACGGCATATTGGGGCAGATAAATGAGGTAAATTTCCTATACGGAAGGAAATATATTATAGTCCCGTGTTGTTGCATGGAAAATTATTTAGTCGATAGACTTCTTGAGATTGGATATGAGATTAGTGTAATCCGTGATGATATTAGTGGGACAGACATTCAAGGTTTATGTTATGAAATCAGATGGTAGTATAAAGGAGAAAACAAATGATAACGACAGCTGAAGAAGCAAGGGGGAGGTAGACAATGAAGACTAAATACATTTGTGAAAAATGCGGATCGGAGTACGATACAGCCGAATCGGCCAATAAATGCGAAGCCGTGCATGGTGAAATAATCGAAGCGCATGTTATGCCCGGAATGGTATACGAAGGGATACGCCCCAGTGCAGTTTACGTAAAATTCCGCAACAAAAACGGTTTTGAAATGGCGGCGGAATATAAATTTGTGGAATACAAAGATAATGATTTCGAAGCCGTGAAACGGGAGTATGAGTAGAAACGTATTACAAATCAGTTGGGAAGCGCATAGGAGTTTATGGGAGTTAATAAAAGAATGGTTTTGTTAAATAGGAGGCAATATGATGGTTACTAATTTTGAAGCCAAAGAATCCGTTGACAAATTAATTAGGTACTGTACAGAACATGATTGCAAAACGGAATGTGCAATCCGTGAAACATGTATGAAGATGAAAGATAAATCTTATCTACTCCATTTAGAACCACATATGCCAACTAAGGATAAAACACACGGGAAAAATTATATTGAACGAATGAGAGACGAACGCAGTGAACTGTTTGAAAAATTGGATAAGCTTACTTCTTATAGATTCAGAAATTGTAAAAACATTGATGAAACAGAAGCGTATTTAATGGATAAACAATATAACTTAATGAGTGAATATATTCGGGTACTTGATGCTCGTATCGCTCATGCTATTACGAAAGAATACGACGAATAAACTATTGCGATTGGAGTGGTAACAATGACAAGCGAAGAAAATAATAAACTTATATTTGAACCAAAGGAAGGCCAAGAATATTGGGGAATATGGTTAACGAACGGTAAACCACTTTACATGACTTACAATAGTACATTTTATGACCATATCATAAACATGGCTATTGGTAATTGTTTCCGAACGGACGATGAAGCATTGAAGCATCGTGACGAAATCAGAAAACGGTTCAAAGAACTTATAGCGTATGCGAAAACATTATAAGGAGGCAAAATAGTATAATGGATTACATTATAGACCCGATGCTTATTTATTGGATATCGGTTATCAGTTCATTAGGTGTTTTATTCGCCAAAATAGCCGCTGTGTCTGTGTGTGTGATTCTTGTGTCAGCAGTGACTTACGTTATGAATTATGATATCCATTATAGAGATAGGCTCGAAAATAAAGCTTTAAAAATAGCTCCAAAATGTATAAAAATTTCCATTGTAACTTTTATTGTTTCTATAGTAGCCGTAGTATTTATACCTACCCAGCAAACGATGTACGCTATGTTGATAGCCAACACTTTGACCAGACAAAATATTCAAGGTGCCACTGATTTTACGCAAGACCAAATAGGGAAAATTATTGATAAAGTGGCTGATGCCTCCATTAGAATAAGTAAAGGTGCGAGTAGTGATGATTCATAAAAGAAAAGTATTTGCAAGTAAAAGCATTGGTAGAGAAATATGGTGGAGGATGTTCGGATTAGATAAACCACACAAAGGACGTTATGTTACTTTATTCAGTGCTTATAAGATGTCAAACTATTCCCTATCAAGATATATAGGTAGATATTTACAATCGTATTACATGATGCCGTGAAAAGGTGTGAGTAACAATGACTAATGAATTACTTATCCCCTTGGTTTACATGGGAATAACATTTACTGAAATTCCGAATGAAACAACTCTATTCTATGAGTTAGGTAACTGTACATGTGAATGTCCGGGGTGTCATAGTCCAGAGTTGTGGAAAGGTAGTGGTGCAAGCAAAAATGCGACTGTTAAAGAGATTCTTGATATTTACGATGCACATAAAGATTTCATTACGGCGGTTCTGTTCATGGGCGGCAACAGGAATGGTATTAATTTCCACCAATTTCTGGAAGAAGTTGTTAAGCCAATATATTATGATTTACCCGTTGGTATCTACCTTGGAGACTTCAATGCCAATGATTTTACTATGGCCGCTAAGTATTGCAGATGGATTAAAGTAGGCAAATATAATCAAGCTCTGGGTGGGCTTGATAGTGAACTTACAAATCAGGTGTTCTGTGAAGTACAGAACTACAAATTCAGATAGGAGTGATTCGATGAAAGTACAATTTGTATTGACTGCTATACAACACTGTAATTATTGTGATGAGGCAGGCAAGTACTTTAACTTAACGTTATCAAAGAAATATCCGGATATTGGGTTCTCTATGGTGACAATATCCGACGAACAGGTTAAAAAGGTCTTAAAAGAAATGCCCAAAACCATGTTCCCGATTTTATCAGTATGTACGATAGAAGGGGAATGTATTGACAATATTTCCGGTACTACGTACAAGAAAGATATTGAGGAATTCGTCAAAAAATGGGTTGATAAGTCTAAGGAGGATAATTAATGGCACTTTTTGAACGTCTTAGTGAAGAACAGATTAAAGACAAAGTAAACTTCATGAAACGATATGCAGGCGCAGAAAATTCAGCAGAGGGTAGTTTGGTTGACGCTAACAGTAATGTGACAAATAAAAACATCGCTATTATGGAAACAGAAATGCACAAGATGGACAATATTCAGATTAATCGGTATCTCATCCGGGAAAAATTGAAAGAACTGTTCCCTGAAGAACCAAACCTTCCAGATCAATATATAGAAGACCTCGAAAGCCATCTTATATACGAAAACGATGAAACATCATTCAAACCATACTGTGCCAGTGTAACCATGTTCCCATTCCTTTTACATGGTACAAAGATTCTGGGAGGTACGTCCCTTGCACCAAAGAACCTTCGTAGCTTTACCGGTTCGTTTGTAAATTTCGTGTATCAGGTGGCTTCATTCTTTAGTGGAGCTATTGCGACGGTAGAATGGCCGTTATACTTTGACTACTTTGCAAAGAAAACCTACGGCCCGGACTACCTTAAAACTCACAAAAAAGATATCGAGCAGGAATTGCAGGGTACAATTTACCCGATGAACCAGCCAGCGGCGGCACGTGGTAAGTAATATTGCCACTACACATCTAATCGTTTATCAGCGAGGTCGTTTATTATTAGACGGCCATCGGGGAAAGCTGAAGCCATTAAGGTATGCTAATCCCGAGCCAAGCTAAACTGTACGGGAGAGAAATTATGTATGTATATAAAGTTACCAACATGGTTAATGGTAAGGTATACGTTGGCAGGACTAAAGATTATGCGGAACGTGTAAAGTACCATAAAACTAGATATGTCGCTCAAAAAGAATACAATAAGCCATTATATGTGGCCATGAGAAAATACGGAGTTGAAAATTTTAAATTTGACATTATTGCATCAGGTCTTGATGACGACGAATCAAATAAACTAGAAACTAAAATGATTAAAGACCTGCATAGTCTTGTAGGGGAAAATGGATATAATGTTTCCCCGGGAGATAACTACTACCGTGTTCGTGGCACAGATGTTAATACAAACATCCTTACGGAAGAAGAGGCACAGGATATAGTCAATAGAAGAATATCTGGTGAAAGAAGTAGGGATGTATATAAAGACTACAAAGATAAATTAACCGTGTCTGGATTTCAACAAATATGGTCTGGAAAGAACTGGCGACACTTGAAAGGTCAAGAAAATCTAGAAATGGTTAAAGGTAACGCAAGGTTTTCTCTTAAAGAAGTTCGTGAAATAAAAACTCTCCTAAAAAATTACTCAGTAAGTGAAGTAGCAAAACTCTACGGAGTTACATACCATACAATTTACAATATTAAGGCTGGTATAAGCTACGCAGGCATTGCAGTTTAGAAGGTGTATCGACTATCCCCTGTTGTGGGGGAGTAGGGGGACTATTGATACGTTCCTCGAAATGGTGTGCTAGGTTATCCTAGTAAGAGATAGTCAGAGCCTACGTGAAAGCGTAGGGGACTCGAATCAGAGTGTGTTTTGGAACACTAGCATGTTAGATAGAGACTACTTCGATTGGCTATATGGAGGGTTTAGATTCCCGGACGGCACAAAACCAGAATATGACGGCACGTTCAAAGAATTTCAGATGTTCTTTATGGACTGGTTTCGGCGGGAAAGAGAAAAAGAACTTCTCACGTATCCTGTATTAACCTGTAGCGTTCATCTGAATGAAGATGGCACTCCTGCCGATGAAGAATTTGCCCGTAGTATCTCTAAACACGCAGAAAAGGGGTTGTCGTTCTTCGTATACGAGTCGAAAACAGTAGACTCGTTGTCAAGTTGTTGCCGACTCAGAAATCAGGTAACGGAAAATACGTTCAGCTACACATTGGGGGCCGGTGGGATTAGTACAGGTTCCATTCATGTAACAACATTGAACGCAAACCGATTTGTACATCAGTATCCCCGTGACAAATGGCAGGAACATTTACAGCCGGTAATTGAACGTATGCATAAGTACCTATATGCTCATGACACCCTTATCCATGATTTCATTGATGCCGGTCTTTTAACTCCTTATGATGCCGGACTGATAGATATTAGTAAACAGTATCGTACAGTAGGAGTAAACGGATTACTGGAAGCATCGGAACACGAAACAGGTGGTGCAAACATTGACTTCTATACGGAATTCCTGAAGCTTGTACACGAGCAGAATGTAAAAGACGCAAAGAAATATAACGTTAAGTTTAATTGTGAGTTGATCCCTAAAATGAGTGGGGATTTAGTGGGATAATACATAACCCATTAATAGTAAATTTCCTTTAATTGACTCGAAGTTCCAGAAGTGGATAACGAGGCGCAAGTTTAAATACAGCGTGAACGACTAAATAAGGAAACTCCATCCCGATGGAGATGCAATAGTCTGAACTACGGTATAACAAAAGAAGCCGTAGAGAAGTGGTCAAGGGTAAAGACCCTTTGGGAAGCACCACTTCCGCCAATACTAGTAGGAGGGTTACATGGAAATTTGTGATGTATGTGAAAGAACAGATAAGGAATGCAGAATTCGCACAATTAAAGGCATGAAGTTATGCCCTAAACATGTAACTCAATATTATCGTTATGGTAAGTTCCTAGAATCAACTATTTATTCCCCAAATGAGTACATAGTATACGAAGACTATGCCGAAATTGTTTTAAGAAATAAAGAGCAAATGGTTGTCGGTAAAGCAATCATAGATATAGAAGACATAGAAAAATGCAAGCAACATAAATGGCACATGTACGTTGGGGCGAACACAAAATACGCTAGATGCACATTAAGCGGGGGTAAAATATTACACCTTCATAGATACATAATGGATTATAATGGTGATATGGACGTTGACCATATAGATGGCAACGGTCTGAATAATAAAAAAAGTAATTTAAGAATAGTCCCTCATTGTGTTAATTCTAGAAACATCCATGGGTGCAGAACCGGTGTAAGGAAAGTTCCATCTGGGAAGTTCCAAGCTACGATAACTAAAGACTACAAAACAATTTACCTTGGCACATTCAACACTTATGAAGATGCAATGCTTGCTAAGGAGCTTGCTAAAAGTCAGTATTGGTCATAAAAGTAACAGAATGGCGGAAAATCTCGGTGTAAAGAACGCCAACTGGGATAAAAAAGATGGTATATTAGCCGGTCGTGACTGTTATAATTCGTATCTGTTCCCCGTAGAAGATGACTCTTACAACGTAATTGATAAGATGCAGTTACACGGAGAACAGGCTACTAAATATCTTGATGGTGGCTCAGCGTGCCACTTGAATCTGGAACAGTTATTGACTGCCGACCAGTTCTATAACTTGATTCTAGTGGCCGGGAAACTTGGTACAAATTACTGGACATTCAACGTCTTAATGACATGCTGTAATGAATGTGGGCATATTGATGTTAACACATTGCCCAAATGCCCTAAATGTGGCAGTGATGATGTCGATTATGCCACGAGGGTCATAGGGTATCTGAAACGTATCACAAACTTCTCCCTCGCACGACAGAAAGAAGCTGGTCTGAGGTACTACAACAAGTCAAAGACAAAATAATGGGGGTGACCTGATAGGTTGAGTTTAGATGGGTTAAGCAAGGCATACGTTCCACATATCATGAAAGTGAGAGTGGACGATGGTAAAGGAGCCTTGGCTGTCCTTTCTGATATCCACGAGGGGCTGAACAACAGGGAAGAGCTTCAACGTTCCGTTCAGTTCCTCTTGGAGCTTGGCCCTCGCTGTAAAGTGGTAATCGGAGGAGATGCAACGAACACGATAACCAGAAACAGTAAAGGCTCGGTAATAGAAGAATGGGCCAGTGGTTCGGATCAGATTTTTTCCTTGGTAGATGACATAAGGCCATTGTATGAAAGCGGCCAGTTAATCGGGATTATAAGTGGTAATCATCCAAAAAGAGTGTACGACGAAACATTTATAACCGTCGAGGCCATGGTAGCAAGCATCCTCGGAGATAGACAATTATACAAAGGCAGTATAGGCATTGTTTATTTTAATTGCGGAAAAAACTTTTACGTACATCACATCATGCACAAAGCAAAGCAGACAGAAGGGGCATACGATTATTTCAGTGCAGATGTAAACTGGTTCGAACATAGGCATAAACCAATGGCAAGGCCAAAAATCATTGTAGAACATAATAAATACGCTAAAGTGCCGGTAGCAAAACGGTGTTGGGACTTATACCAGCCATCCTTTCAGGAATACCCAGACTACGCAAAGTCCATGGGACTAAGACCCTCGCCGACAGGGTTCTGGATATGTGAGATGACAAACGATGTCCATAACCGCAAATTGATGCCGCACCTTAGCGGTGATTTTGAAGAATTGATAAAAAATGGATACCAATTTTGATGGAGGTAATGACAATGTTAAAGATATTGGAAGCATTAAAGAAATGTTTAAATAAACTTTGGGATTATGCAGGTGAACTTAGAAACAAGAGGTGGTCTAAATTAGCACGTACACATTCTACATAGACCATGGGAACACCGGGGAATACTACTCTGCTGTAATAGAGGGGGAGATGGAAGATATTCTCCATTACCTTGAAAGCATTTCCCGTGAAGTGGCGTTCGGTGGAGAGCTGAAAAAGGAGATTAAAGAACCGGCACACAAAGAACTCCCATGCGGAATATTACTCCAATACAAATTTTATGGGCGTGTTCTCCCGAAGGGCTTGCCTTGTGATAGGAGGTATACCAAATGGCAAGATACCTTGACGAACTGATTGATAAATACAAAGCGGGAGAAATCGACGATGAAGCAATTTGCGATAATATAACCAGAATAACCAATAAAGAAGAATACATAAACGACGTAAACGAGAATAGAAAAAAGACAGCCCTGACCAATAAGTATGCGTATCTGAAATACGGGAAGAGTCCGGAGGATATCATTATTGGCTGGGAAGAAGATGAGATGATATTACATTTTATAAACTGGATCAAATCCATATTATCAGAAGAAGACTGGTTTATGTTCAAGTCCTATACATTGGAAAATATCACTCATCGCCAGTTAGGCAGGATAGTTGGCAAATCAGAAAATGCCACGAGAAAGAGGATGTCTCAAATCCGTAAAAAGATTAATCGTCTCATACCGAGCTACACGGAGCAGTTCGGCGATATTCAAGAATATTTACGACATTAGGAGGTTATATTATGGTAACTGCTAAAACTAAACCGGTTCAGGAAGACACGGAAACTACGGCCCATTTCATGCCGAAGGAAGGCAACGCATTTTATTTCGTAGCACCAGATGGCATTATTGTCATGAAGCGTTTCGAGAAAAACGCTGAAAATCTGGGGTTAGTATATATGGGTAATGCGTTCGAGGAACCAGAAGACGCTATTGCTAGTAAGGAAGAAGTGATGCGGAAGTATGGTGAGTTCCAGTGATTGACGATAAGTGGACGAAGAAAACCATGTGGAAAGTCATCCGCAATAAGTGTATAGATTGTGGCGACGGAACATTCAAGGAAGTAGAACGCTGTCCAGTGAAATCATGCCCTTTATACGAATACAGATTCGGGATGCCACTTGATAAATGGAAACAACGTAAAAATACAAGGAAAGTCAATTCATAAAATGCCCAAAATTGTCAATCCTTACCGACATACACGGTAAACTTTCGTCTCTACTATCTTCCTAGGGTAATTACACCTAGACAAAAATAACTTTTAAAAAAACGTACATTATGGGGGTGATTTGATTAATAAGAATCCGCAACTGGATGTCTTGAAAAAGCCGGGGAGGAAGAAAAAGAGAAAACCTAACTTACGGCAACAGACATTCGTAGATACACTGGTAACAACGAATAATAGACAGTTGGCACTGAAAGCGGCGGGGTATCCTAAATCATCCAGACCAGAAGATTATCAGGCCGTTCAGGAAGCATTGGCTGATAGGCGGAAACAGATGGAAATAAAGTTTATGGATGATGCTGAAGAAATGAGACAGAATATGTTAGACTTAGCGAGAAACAGTACATCAGATGCCGTTAAATTTCAGGCAACAAAGGATATATTGGATAGAGCAGGACTTAATCCAGTATCCAAAAATCAGACTGAAAGCGCTAAATACGTGTCGATTGAATCGAGGGTATCAAGAGATACCTTGTCCAGATTCACAAAAGAGTTAGAAAATGAAGAAGCCGGGGAATAATATCCCCGGCTATTTTTTTTATTTAAATGTGATTAATATGGCCGTGTACCGCTTCATATTCTTCTACCCCGTCGCATAAACCGTTACTAAACCCGGCTATGTAATCTGCTGACCTACGATAAAAGTATCTGTCGTAATTTAATTCTAGATTGCCTGTTCTCAGTCCAGTTTTGTATCCCATTTCATATCCTTGTTCATACGTGCCCCCATATGCTTGTACCTGCACTGGACTAACAATTATTGGGGCGGTTACTGGCATTAACAATAACGCAATCATTAGGAAAAATTTTTTCATAGCACTCCCTCCATATCTAATTCCTTGATATACGAACGAATTTCCTTTTGTGACTCTATTGATCCGGGGCAATACAAGTTATAAATGGTTACTGGCCTCGTTTGTGATATGCGGTGTATCCTGTCCTGTGCCTGTTTAGATATTGATGGCGACCATAGATATTCTAGGAACACGGCTGTATCACTGCTAGTTAATGTAATACCAGTTGCAGACGCTTGCAGAGAGCAGAAGATAAGTGCTACTTCCTCGTTCTGGAACCTCCTAACCGCACATTCTCTTTCTTCTGCTGTTTGCCCTCCATAGATATTGACTGCTATATTCCCATACTTGTCCATCAGGTCTTTCATTAAGTTTTTATGATGAACAAACACAACTGGTCGTTTGCCAGAAAGTAACAGGTTATTAATAAAATCAACAGCATAAGGGTATTTAACGTCATTAACCATCTGCTGTTGTAACTCCATATCCTGCAATGTGTGTGCATACGGCTGTATACAGTTTGTTACAGGGATATCAATAATTTGTTTCGGTGGAAGATTAATACCACATTCTTCCTTTGTTCTTCTTATCATAAACTTTTTTAACTTTTTGTGCAACTCTGCTATATGTGAAGCCCCAGTGAAGTCCCAGCCATATGGCGTTTGCACTGGGTTACAGTATCTACGATAAAATTTCATATAACCACCAAAATCTGGCAATAAACGTAACACATCAAGTTGCGGTGCCAAATCAGCTGGGCCAGAAACCATAGGAGTACCGGATAAAAGCATAACAAATGCAATGTATCGGCACAATTCGATGGCAAGCTTTGTCCTTGTACTGTTCGGATTTTTAAGGTAATGAGACTCGTCAAATATGGCACCAATAAAGTTCTGTTCTTTTATAATATCCTTATACGCCCCCAAACGTTCATAATTTGTCACTGCAATAGGATAATCTGTCATATTGTCTGGTACAGTGTCAATATCTAACCACATTTTTATTTCATGGCACCAGTTCAGTTTAAGGGAGGCAGGGCAGACAATTAAATATCTGCCCATATCCAACCATCCAGCAATACCGGATAAAGCGGTGGCGGTTTTGCCTAACCCCATATCGTCACACAACATGCACTGGTATCCATGTTCCTGTATCCATTTGACAGCAGTTTTTTGATGTTCTTTTAATTGTACTCGCAACCGACTTCACCATTCTTTTTTAAAAAATAATAATATTCGCAAACGTATATGTTATTAAAGTCTAGTCCACCTTCTTTATCAATGTCGAACTCTTCATCAATGCCGGATAGGGACACGTCTACCCACGCATAATATTTTTTATTTATCTCTTTTTTCCATTTTCTGATGGGGAAACGATAAGGAAAACCGTTACGTTCTTTTTCGCATTTGTATATATAACGCATGTCTAATTTGGGTTTACTATATTTCTGGTACATTGTTTAACCCTCCTTATTGAAATATTTTCTCTTGTGGTAATATTTTCTTTTGGTATTTAGTGGTTCCGATAACTTTGTCTGTATAAATAAATAATGTTCTTCCTGTTTTTTCTTTAACGGGAATAATAGGCTTATCTTTAATTTCTAAAAGAAGCGTCACTGCCGGGATGCGTTCTTCAAAATTCCCATAATATACTTCTTCGCCTGTTACGAGTTTTAATATTGCTGTATACATTACCATTACACCTCCTACCATGGAATCTCTACTGAGTCATTACTGCAAACGGAACTAGCTAGTTTATCAACCATATTGTTCCATTTATACTTAGTCTCATCTTTATCCTCTACATGAGACTTTACTTTAACAAATGTAATTCTATCAAGATATTTAGAAATAAATTGATGGTACTTACGGGTAAAAATGCGATTCCCTTGTACATGGGTAAGTAGTTCAATGCCTTCAAAGTCATAGTACAACTCAAACTTTTCATAACCGTTGTCAACGGCCCATTTGACAGCTCTCATGGCGGCGGAGAGTTCCCCCGCTACATGTTTCATTCTACGGGCCTTATCATTAGTCCCCATACCGGAGGACTGGTGTATACACTTCCTTCCCTTGACTGCAATAAACGCCCATGTGTAATTGTTCTCTTCTTTTGCCCAACTCCCATCAACGTATAATTTTAGTTTGTATGTATATGCCATTGCAACGCCTCCTATCACATTTTTCTATGTGTTTTCACCCCTTTTTATCACATTTTTCCAAATTCTTTATTAATTCGTTTACTCTGTTTGTGTCAATTACATATTCCAGTACTTCATTAAAATGTTCATACGCCACTGGTAATAAATAATATGTCGATACGCTTTTAATTTCATTGTCACATGTAAGATAAAAGAAGTCGTCAGTTGGATCAAACTTGCCATACACTATACCTCTGGCTACATCAAAGGGTAAAACGTCACGGAAAATGTCGTCAAATTCCTCCATATAGTAGTAAGTTATTGGCAAGTTCCTGTCTTGGGTCATATCCACAAAAAGTTTTATAAAATCACTAGAATCTTGTAGTTTTAATAAACATTTTGTACTGATGCCCAAATCCGCACTGCTTGTGCCTTCTACATACGCAGTTAATACGGATAATGCCATTTTTGCCTGTTCTTTTGTAATGTTCATAGTAATCCTCCTATTCGTAATCGACTAATTCAATGTCTTGTACTTCCATATCCATAACGTCGGCTAAATATTTAGCTTCTTCAAAACTAGAAGCATTTACGGTGACATAACCACTGATAAGTAATGTGTATTCATGTTCTGGCTTTTCAGGTGCAAACCCCGCACCAGAAACCATTGGATTTTCTAATTCGTACATTATCCCTCAGCTCCTTTCCTTATCGTGTAATAAGGCTTTCTTTTCCAGTAGTTTCATTTGCAATAGTGCATAATAAGCGGGGTTATTACTGTATTGCGCTTGCAATAAATCCATCCTGTCACGTAATTTTTCTAACTCTTCTTCAGATGTGGTATTTTCCAGTGCTTTCAAAAAGTCTTTTGTTGCTTTAAGTGTGTCTTCCCATTTTTTATCTTCCGGATTCATATAACCGACCTCATTTCACAAGATTGGCAAAAAAGTCTGCCAGAAATTCAACCAATAAGAAATATCCAGATATTAAAACTGCCCCAACGATAATTTCTATCGTGGGGCAGAACAGGTCGTTCCATATATTTATTTTCATAATTTACCTCCTATTAAAAGGTATCGTCAACGTAGATTACAGAAAACTCAATGGGGTTCATTTTGTATTTCTTGTCCAATTTCAAGCAACCATAATCAGGGCAGGTGCCATTAAAGAAGAATAGAATTTCATCTTCATCTGTCTGGTAATCGTAAATCTCAATGTGTAACTGCTTTTCAGCGCATCTTATAATTTCATCGACTCCTTTATCTGTGTATTTATTGTTGCGGACTCTTAAACACTGGTCATATTCCCATCTGTCATACTCATAATCAGATCCAGAAGATAATTTTTTTGTATTTGCATCAGCAGTAGACAACTTACAAACGGGATAATATTTACTACTACCGTAACCATAGTATCCATAATCGTCGTATCCACGATAATCTTTGAGCCAGCTGGTGTACCGGCTTTCTTTGTAAGTACTGTTTGAGTAAAAAGCTTTTGAGTTTACACTCTGTTCAAATGAGCCTAGCAGATACACTTTACTAGGGGTCATAATTGCAAATCGGGAAGTTGTGTATAACTCGATTAAATCACGTACTGTCTGATTGTCTATGACATCTTTTACGCCATTCAAGATTACCTTGCCAAATTCCATACTATCGGAGTGAGACGCTTTCATGCCTCCTTTTGGAGTAAATTCACTCAATATACCGTTATGCATAAATGCTACATCACACACGTTATCAGACAACGCCATTCTCTTATAATCGTCACACACTTCAAACGGGTGACAACAAGCGGCGCTAACTTTACCGGATGTCGCAATTCTGAAATGAAAAGCCCTGTCCACATTTGTAGGTAGGGTTTTAGCGACTTCCCAGAACGAATCAAAGTCCATATATCCTTTTAAAATATTAACCTTTCCCATCTCCTGCCACATCATGCCAGCCCCATCATGATTATTGGTAAAGCAAGTTTTCAGTTCGTTTTTGTCGAGTTTTACACCTTTTTTGTATACAGCTATAATGCACATATTTCATTTCTCCTTTTCGTTGTCAATTAATTAGAATGTTCATCTACACAATAGTAATATTTGCTTGTCCAATCATTATCAAATTTATCGTTCACCTCCTTCAAAAAGTTTTCGCATCTGCCATCTTCTTCAGCAATTTGGGTGATTGTGTCCCAATTTACACTTCCTTTCTCTGCTGATTTTTCGAGGCAGTAACAAAATTCCAAAATGGCCCAAAAGTGACTTTCATCATTGGTGGAAGCGAAAAAGCGTAATTCGATGTTCTTTTCATCTAAATGACGTGTGTTTACAGCATGATATCTGCTACTGTTGTTGGTATCTATTATGAACTCGTCATTAAGGAAGGGGTCTGTAAGATTAATATACTGGAAATAACCAGTTACATCAGGGTTTCTTCTACCAAACTTAATTAGGGCATTGTAATTTTCATAGACAAACTGGCATATTTCAGCTATCCCGTGCTTATTTAAGTTTTGCGTGCTTATATGTACGTGGATACCTGTTTCATCACTGTCATCATAGCCATTTTCTTTTAACAGGGCCATATATTCAGCCATGTTTTCGTTTTTCCAGCGGTCAAACGTCATGGGCTGTGAAATAACTTCAAATCCTTTAGGCACCGATGAGTCATGCTCACAATGACGGTTAAATTTATTCGTCAATGTGTAGGCAAGTTTATTGTTCTCTCTGCCTACATATCCTAGTTCATGTTCAACACCAAAGAACGGTTCATTACCGAACAGTCTCATACTTTTTTCGTCTGAACTAATAAAAGTTGTTACAGGGCTAGAATGATATTCACCAATGTAGTCATCCATGCAATTATTGCATATGTATTCACCGTCATCGGTTTCTATAACATTGCTGGCTGGGAATATATTGCCACAACGTGAGCATTTGATATATTCGCCACTTTCCAGTTTTTCGTTTACATATGCTTCTGTAAATAAGTGACCATCAACAAACATCACCCCTTCTTTGTATGCATATTCAGGGTCATCATCAGGATACAGGATTTCATCCGCCCATTCCGACCAATATACATACTTTGTTCCCTCATGGGTATTTATTTTTCTGGCCGCTCTACGGGGAATTGGTTCCCCGCTAATCCAGCTGGTAACTATGTCATTGGCACACTCAGGGCAAACAAGGCTCTTGCCAACTATTTTTAAATCATCCGGACGTGTAAATTCCCCGCACGTAGGGCATAAGATGTGATGGCCTGTAATTCTTTCTAGACAATCCCCACCAATCCAAAACGACCAATCTCTATCGAGACGGTGACCATTGTGTAATTGATAGCAATGGCCTTCATGCTCATCAATATAAAAATACTCATCAAATTCAACCAGCGGTTTTGACAAGTATTCCGATACACGAGGTTCCTCATCCCTTAGTAAGAGAAATGGTTCGTAGTTCTTAGTAGGGATTAAATGGCATTTCCGGCCGATAAATACTGGCCTTCTCATATGCCGTGTTTCTACTGGTTCTTTTACACAAACAAATTCCACCTTTTGCAAGGTTTCAAATTGTTTTGGAGACATAGTATATTCATATCTAAAATTTTCTCCATTTTCTAAATAGATACGGCCATTATTAGTACACAAATATCCTATGTACTTTTCTCCATATTCAAGGTCAAAATCTGTTTTGCCAGTATATATAAACTCGATTTTTATTACTTCTTCCATACATTTAGCACGAACCCCATGATAGTAACGGTCTACGCCACATATCTTTAGTTCATATTCCCCACATTCACGGGAAATTACAACACACAAACTATCATTTACTACTACATGTTTTCCTAAACCAAATTTCCAACTCATGATATTTCCTCCTTTTAGCAATTAGCAATTAGAAATAATTTCATTACGTTCTTCAGACTCAAAGTTGTTTCTATATTCATTAATCAGATGTTCACAATCACCGTCCTTTTCGGCGTACTCGATAATAGAATCCCATGTCAAGGCTTCACATGCCTTGACAATTTCCATAATGCAGTGCCCAAATTCAAGAATGGCCCAAATATGGTCTGCATCAATACTTGAATTGAAAAACCGCAATTCCATGCGGTTCCGATGAGAAGTGTTTGTACCACAACAATGGTACGCACACTTACGTAATAAAGAAATATTGTCATCACATTCCGGCGGACATTTGTAATAATTCCCTTCTAAAAGGGGCCGACGTCCGAACTTAATCAAGGAATCCCAGTTTTCATATACAAAGCGGATAATTTCCGCTCTCTGTTCTACACTCATGTTGTGAGTGCTGATGTTTAGGTGAATACCAGCACTTGTACCAGCACAACCACCATAGAGGTTTACGGCTTCAATCAGCTCATCTAAATCAATGGCCTGTTTCCAATAGTTAAACGTCATAGCATCAGAAATAAGCTCATATCCACAACGGACTGAGCCGTCCTCTTCAGCTTTAAATTGTTCAGGTAATGCCTCTGCAAGTGCAGTTTCTAAGTACTCGAACTCCATCTCAATACCAATATATGAATTTCCCTGATACGGGGAATTATGTGTACTGCCAGTGGAAATAAATACGTTTTTACGTCCGCAATGGTAATCCGATAAAGCTTCTGTTTCCCAATTGCCATAACCGTCATCACGGCATTGGCGGCAATAATGGTCGCCGTCTTCATCTACTAAGTCACATTCCACAAGTAATCTGCCGCAATTGTCGCACACATAGTAATCCTGTGCACAACATTCACAATACCACTCACCATCGTCTCCCTCATACCCATCTTCACGGCGAAAATATTCATCGCATGAATGGCATATTTCCCAGTTATCAGAGAAACAATCATCACAAATGAATGTGCTGTTGCCTACATCTGTAAGATAACTATTGGGAAACCATTCATCGCAATCCGAACAGAAATCGCCACATTCATAGTGATATACGTCTGTACCGAATTTTTCTAAGGCCCATTTATCGTCTGTTGCCTGAATATATTCGCCACATTCAGGACAAATGGCTGGATTAATTCCGTCTTCACTGAAGTATATTTTGCCTTCTTCGTCCTTGATAACGCTGAAATTATATTCAGCTAAAATACAGCTCAATTTGTTAAAGTTGAAATTTTCCTTCAATTCTTCGTTTGTAACAGGTTTAAATGTCATGGTATATTCCTCCTATAGACAATTAAAAACAGGCACTCACATAAAGTGCCTAGTATGGTGGTTGTGCTACTTTTAACGTCGCCACAACCAAACGACATACTTAAACTACTTCACATCACCGTCCTCTACATATTTCATAGCCCTTTCAAGGGCTATATCGCCAATAATATCGGCAACATTTTTTTCTTCCTCATGCATAACTTTAGAGAAAAACTTTTTTTCATCCTCTGATTTGGCGATTATCATTTTCGCCATCCAATAAGCAACTCCATAGATGAGTTCATTCAGCATTTCTTCTTTTTTCATGTAAATTCCACCTTTCAAAAACAAAAATAACCTATCCAGTTATAAGATAGGCAGTATGGACGGTGGTTTAGTGTGACACCGTAGCACATAAGGGAAACTCAACCTTATTACCAGTGAATTTCCCTGTATTTTCTCCAACTTGTTATGTACCGATTTGGAGAATAATACGGCATTTTTCTCGCAATGCGAACATATTTCATTTCGCTCCTTTTGTGTGCCTTTTTAACAATTTCTTCAGCCTGTGAATAGTTCTCACAAGCGACGACAAACTTATTAATCCTGTTTTTTGCCATTCCCCAACCGCTCATAAAAGAGTCGGTCATAGTAACATAATACATAAAATCCCGCCTTTCCAAATAATAAAAATAGCTATAGCAAGTGAGCTATAGCAATATGGCAGTCATGCTACTTTTAACGTGCCCATGACTAAAGCACAATACACTTAGAAACAACTAACGGCAATGATATATTTGCCGTCTTTTTCGACAACCTGAAAATGGACGCCCGTTTCCTGTTCGTCCATAAAACTATTGAGCCATTCACACGCTTTACGTGCTTCAGACTCCGTATCAAACACGACAATATTGTTTTTCATGTACATTCCTCCCAACAAAAAAGGAACGCAAACGGGGAAAATTGTCTACGTTCCAGTTTGGCCTGTCTCATCAGTATAGGGGAAGCCAATCCCTATAGACTAGGCAAATGCCTAGTTTCGACCTATCTAACGAATAAGTGGCCATTCTGCTTAATATTACGGACGGCCTTAACACGCCTGCAGGCAACTTCCTGCATAACAGCGTGTACGGGGAACGGAATACCCATGACATCATGAATCAGATGTAGTGTACGCATCTGAATTTCATAAACTTTTTCCGCTTCAGAAGCAGAATGTTTCTTCTGAAGCTTATCAAGGGAAGTTTTGTAATAGGCGCTCTTACACGCCTTAGCCAACAAATCTTTTAACTTATTGGCAAATTTTTTGTCGTCCCATTGACCATTGACCGGCATTACACCATGGTCAAAATATGACAGAACGTCCGGCGCATTGTAGCCAAAGCAAGCACCTAAAAATATTGCGGTTTCCGTGATAACCGCCTGCTTAATTGTAAGCTCACGGGCTTCTTTAAGTTCCTTTTCAGAAGTCGCCTGTAAACGGGCGTCTTTAAGGGTATTAAGCTGAATACCCCATGTTTTCATGTCGGCCTTAAAGGCCGTTTTTGTTAAAGTCATAGTCATAATATGACCCCCTTTTGTATTTTTTGTCTTGCTTATGGTAGGCGCGCTACTTTTAATCTGTCCGCGCCCAAAACAGCGTTGCGGGGAAAATCCTATTACTTACTCGTCGGAAGTCTAATGTCTACCCATGAATATATCTATCCCTATACCATAGGTGACAAACAGGACTTTCCTTTTTGCGTCCCTTTACTGCCCACTCTCAGACAGTTATGGAAATACCTTGTTTACCTTGTTAGGGGTTTTGATGAACGTAGCTAGTAATCAAAAGGAATGAGAACCGCTATCACAAGCCGTAGCCTGTTTTGTCGTCTTCAGCCGTAGCCTAGACTATTGTCCGCTCACACAAGGTACTTTACAGGCCTGCTATTTATGCAGGAAGCTGTCGCTTGCAAGTTGTGAAGCCTGCACTTGAAACCGATATGATACCGTCGCCGGTATAGAACAACTTCACTTTATGAGTACTTTTAGCCGTAGCCTAGGCACTCACGCCATAGCCGTTGTTCTGTTGTCAAGGTTCCTGCCCTCTCTCGAGGACAGCTACATCATAACACACCTATAGACAAGTGCTTGAACCGCATGGTTAAGCCATTTATAGGCTATTGTCAACTCTTTATTTGACTTACCATTTATACTAACGACAAATTGATATTAGTCGGCTCACAAAAAACGGCCCATGGGGGTGGGGCTTCGCATTTGGGACTCCTTGCCACCCCGGCGGGCGAAATAGGGAAGTTATGTCTCTCTTATATGTCGATTTTTCTACCTATTTGATAGATTTATTCTATGTTTTTGTATAAAAGTATCATACAATACCGGGATTATACTCTAAATTACGAATAAAAATACTAAATATAATGGGTAGTACTATATCGTAAAATGGGTAATTCAAAAAATTTTTGGAAATTTCCGTAGGGTATTTCGACAATTTGTCCATATAGTAGAAACAAAGGGTGAGATTTAGACGAATATAGTAGGAACGGGTATAGATAGGGGTGAATAGGTATATGGCTGATATAGACCCTAGGGTATTAATGGCTCAGATGTTCCGTGAATGTAAAGATGACCTGATGAAGTTCCGAAGGATCTTCCTCCCGGTAGACAAGGAAGTAGCAACGCCGTCATTCCAAGAAGAGTGGGGGCAGATATTGCTACATGGCAAGCATCACTACGCAGTAGAAGGGTTCCGTGAAAGTGGGAAATCGGGCGTAGTTTTAAGGGCATTCCCGATGCATTGCCTGACATATCCAAGTAAAGACAGACAGTACATTGTTTTTATCATGGCCACCCAGAGAGCGGCCAATAAGAGGCTGAAAGAAATTGAAGAAGAGTGGCTGAACAATGAACTGTTGTCGATGAATCTGATCCGGATAGTGGAACAGTCACAGAACGGATTTGAAGTCATACTCAAAGACGAGAACGGGCAGGAGATGTGGGTACGGTTTGAAGCCTATGGTAAAGGGGCGGCCATCCGTGGTTTGAACTCACATGATACCAGACCTTCTATTGTACTGATAGATGACCCGCAGGACTTGGAAGATGCCAAGTCAGATACAGTTCAGGAAGGTGACTGGGAATGGTTCCTGTCTGATGTACTGTTCTTGGGGAAAAACACACGGATATTCATGATAGGGAATAATCTGGGAGAAAAATGTCTGATAGAACGAGTCATTGAAAATCAGAAAGACTTAAAGTTTGCTGGTGTGCGGATACCCATCTTGGATGCAGAAGGTAACAGCGTATGGCCTGAAAGATGGAGCAAGGAAGAGATAAAGGCAGAACGGGAAGCCTTCAGACGCATCGGCAAATTAGATGTATGGGAACGGGAAAAAATGTGTATAGCTATTTCCCCGGAAACCCAGTTATTCAGGAAAGAATACTTCAAATATTACAAACCAGAGGAGCTGGATACCAAAGACATGAACATATTCACTACCGTAGATTTGGCTATCTCTGAAAAAGAAACAGCCGACTACACAGTGGTATGTACAGTCGGAGTCAATTCAGATAATCACTGGTTTGTTTTAGACGTGGCTTACGGGAGATGGAATCCGAGTAAGACGATTGACACCATCTTCGAAGCGGTAACACGGTATCACCCGATATATGTCGGTATGGAAAAAGTAGCCTATCAGGCGGCACTAAGTCATTTCGTAGAAAAGGAAATGCCAATACGCAACATCTGGTTCACGGTAAAGGATTTGGAAGCCAAAGAAAAGAAAGAGATGCGGATACAGGCAATACAGCCAAGGTTCAAGGCTGGTACGGTCTGGTTCCCCATGGGGGCTTCATTCTTAGGTGAACTGGAAGGAGAGTTTTTAGCATTTCCCAAATCATTACACGACGATTTGATAGATGCATTGGCTTATCAAGACCAAGTAAGCTTTGCTCCAGTTGCGGCTTATGAAAAAGTCACTACCGACGAGATACCGTATGCCGGAGCCATGTAAATGGCTCACCGAGACAAATAACTTTGTCACCGGAGCCATGTAAAAAAAACACAGAAAGTGAGTGGTTCGATGGCCCATAAGGATTACACCGATGTGGACAAGTGTAATAAGGAACTTGAAAAACTGGTTGGAAAATGGCAGAAAATCCTGCATGAAGAATCTTGGACAATCCAAGCTTTTCTGGTTCCTCCTGAAGCAATGAGTGAACAGAATAGAGATGGCGAATCTATGATTACACTTCCCACGGAAACTTGTTATATACGCATACTCAACCCTGTATATTACACGGGGTGTGTAAACGATATGGACGAAGAAGAAGTACTTGTGCACGAAATGTTACATATTATCTTCGCTCCATTCCAACCCGAAAACCATGAGTCGTTGGAATATACTTTATGGGAACAGGCCGTTGACCGCTTGGCCAGAACCCTTGTTGCTCTTGATCGGAGACAGTAAAGGGGGTGAGGGCCGGGAGGCCCTTAAACATCCATATCTCGTCGTTCAGGAGGACGTTAAACTCCGGAACATAGGCACTGGGCGTTAGCCTGTGAATGTTGGAAAGACTAGGTAAAAAGACTGCAACACGCTTTGGGTGTTGGTCAGTAGCCTAAGTGGGCTTCTTTAACGAATGCACTTGAAAACTTCTTGGAGAGTTTTGGATGTGGCGTATTTATACGCCGCTTATTTTTACAACCAAGACGGTACGACTGTGACACCCCTGCACCTATACCAGAATCTCTACGGGGACTGGTATACGAAGGCATGTGTAAGGATTCATGGCCGTACTAGGAAGGACTACGTACATCGTCCTACGGTGTGGATATACTGGCCAGATATCGACGCTGGTTCTTGATGTACATCCCTTGCGAGGGAAACCGCTTTCCGGTTCTTGAAGCGCGATGCTCCACGAAGAGAGAAAAGAACCGATGCATGGCGGGGTCGTCTAATGGGAGGACACTGGGCTCATTCCCCAGTTACGGAAGTTCGAATCTTTCCCCCGCAAGAGCACAATGCTAAAACCTTCACGTTGGTGTGCTTGATTTCGACTAATTTAGCAAAATAGCTCCACCATCTGTTTCCCATGGTCAGATGTAAAAGAAAACAGGGAGATAACTGGTTCTGTACCCAAGGATGTACAGTAAAGGGCCTACTTGGAGCATAGGTCAAAACCTCTCCTGAGAAGGATATAGGATTGTTTAACCGTTTTATCCTATACGGCGGGCAGGGCGGCGTTAAACAACCCTGCAACACGGAAAGGTACTCAAGTGGTTTAAGAGGACGCTTTGCTAAAGCGTTAGGAGCTTACGAGGCTCGCATGGGTTCTAATCCCATCCTTTCCGCCACATAAGCCTTTAGTTCAACGGTAGAATAACGGTCTCCAAAACCGTAGATTGAGGTTCGATTCCTCACGGGCTTGCCATATTTATAACGAAAGGGGAATACACATGAAGGAAGCTATTATAAACGAACAAAAGATTAAAGAAATGTCCAAAGATATCTGGCATCTGAGTAAAAGAGTAGACATGCTGGAGAAAGAATTAGCAAATTTAACACTGAACTCCAAACTCGATAAGGGCGGAAACCCCCCGGTTCCTCCTTCACGTATTGGAGCACCAATTTTTTACTGTTAGGTGATAGCTATGGAAACAAACATGTTGAACCGTGATTTGGTTAAGACGGATAACAATAAGAACGGCCCGTTTCTTAATGTCGGATTTGGTTTCATTGTAAATATGAACCGGGTAACGTCCATTCTCCCGTATGCTGGTAATTCTGTGCAGAGATTATACACAAGCAAGCTCCATTCTGGAGAATTATTTGATGCTACGAGGGGTAGAAAGAAACGTTCGATTATTGTTTTTGATACTGGGGTCATTATGTCTTCGGCATTCTCCCCGGAAACAATTGTAAATAGACAGTTGTAGGAGGTGATGCATTGAGTTTCGTTAATAACAAGACCGATCCGACGATTGATGATATCGACAAGAGTCTTGTCACAGCTATTCAGCATGATATCAGCGACGCAGAAGACTATCAGCAGTCTGTCATACTCCCAACTGTCAAAGAACGGTACGAAATTTACTATGCCGATAAGGATTATTACAAGAATAAGTTCCCACGGCTGTCTAAATTCAGTTCTCTTGTCAGCACGGACGTAACAGATACGATTGAATGGGCACTTCCGTCTCTCATCAAGGTATTTACTGGCGGTGATGAAATTATCACTGTTCAGGGGGTATCTGAAGAGGATGATAAAAATGCTGAAGTAATGCAGGAATTGCTTACGTACCAGTTACAGCGTCAGAACCGCATATTTCCTATCCTTTATAACTGGTTTAAAGACGCTCTTATTACTGGCATGGGTATTATTAAATGCTATTGGGATAGAAAGGAAGCAGAACAGACATTAAAACAGCATATGAATATCCGTGCTTTTCAGGAATTGCAACAGCAGAATGTCCAGATTTTGGAAGTTACACCTCCGGATGAATACGGAATCATGGAAGTTACCTATATTTCCCCGTATTATGTGAAGAATTCTCCTAAAATCGAGAATATCTTAGTGTCTGAATTGTTGTACAGCTCAGATGCAAAGTCTCTGGAAGAGGCCAATTTCGTTGCTCACAAGAAAAAAGTCACTATGAGTTACCTGCGTGAACGGGAAAATCAGGGAGTTTATGCCAATGTAGACCAGATTCATCCTAAACACAGCGAATCTTTAGAATATGACGACGAAGTAGAAGATGTTATCGGAGACCATTACAATAAATTCGATAACAACGTAGATGACGCCCGTGACGTGGTAACAATTTATGAATGTTACACCAAATTAGACTGGAATAATGATGGTGTACTGGAAGATATGATTATCACTATATGTGATGATACCATTCTCCGTGTAGAACCAAACTATATGGGCAGACATCCGTTCTTCTCCATCAGTCCTACGAAAGACCCTCATCGTATCTGGGTAAAACGTTCTTACGCTGAATTGATTGGTGAATTACAGGACTTGAAAGTCGCTCTCACCCGCCAGATCGTACACAATATAGCTCTTACCAATGACCCTAAAATGATTCTGGCGGAAGATGCTATCAATATAGACGATTATGTACAGGGTAGAGCGGTCATCCGGAAGAAAGCCAACCATCCAATGCAGGATGTGGCTATGGCTATGCCGGTCAATCAGCTGAATCCATATACGTACCAGTTTCTCGAATATATAGAAGGGCAGAAAGAAAACCGTACTGGCATCACCCGGTATAACCAAGGGTTAGACGCTAACTCGTTAAACAAAACGGCGACTGGTATATCGGCTATCCTCGGACAGTCGTCTCAGCGTTTGGAATTGATTGCTCGCATGTTTGCTGAAACCGGCATGTACGAACTGTTCCGGTTCATGATTGGTCTGAATCAGCAGTTTATAGACCAAGAAACAGTAATCCGCCTTACAAATAAGGAATTACACATAAGCCCGGATGACTTACAAGGCAATTTCGATTTGGTTGTTAATGCTGGTATCAGTATAGCCACTAAAGAATCAACACAGATGCAGTTACAGAGCATACTGACAGCTATTATGCAGACTCTTAGTGCTGGTATGCAGATTGCTACTCCCCAGAACGTCTATAACTTGTTCAAAAAGTGGATAGAATCTGCAGGATTCAAGAATTATGCGGACTACATTACAGAGCCAGACGTAATACAGCAGAGAATGATTATGGAAATGTCCCTGCGCCAGCAGGTATTGGCGGCACTTCCTCCGGAAGCCATGCAGTATTATTTACAGACTGGCACATTACCGGCAGAAGTATTGATGCAGTTGCCTCCTGAATTACAGGCACTATTCGGTGGCTCGATGAACGCACAAAGTCAGATGGGAGTAGGTGGATTTGATGGACAAAGCGGAATTAGAACAGCAGTCCCGGCTGATAGAGGATATGGACAAAGCCCAACAGGCGGAATTGGTCAAACAAATAACTCAGGAGTGGTTGGAGGATTATCAAGGGGCGATAATCGAAACCCTCAAAACGTGCCCAGAGAGCGTGGTAATGGCCCTCCGGAATCAGCTGGTGGCATCGGAGGCTTTTAAAACGTTCTTAGATAGGCTCATATATAACGGCGAGATTGCCGAAAAGGATTTAAAGGAATTATTGAAGCCAAAAGAACCAGATAAGAACTGGTTCGATAATTACTAAGGGGGTAATGAATGGCGAAAGCTAATCGAATTCAATTTACTGACGGTCATATTGCATATAACCCGACGTATTCCCCGCAAGACACCATGACCACTTACCCTGCTAATGCAACGTCGGCGAAAAAGACCACGACCAGTAATAGTCAGAACGATTCTATAACTGCTGTCCCTGTTGGTCAGGCTGTAGTGAAGCAAGCTTTGAACAATCAGTTCGATAGTTCACTTAACCCCGGCTTCAAAGAACGTATTTATAAAATTTTGAACGGTGAACGCCCAGACACTCAGCTTAAACAATACGTGCCTAACATTGCTATGCAACGCCAGACTCAGGATTTAAGTGGTGGCCAGCAGTTACAGAATCCGAATGAAATGATTAAGAGGGCTATCTCCATGTCCCCTGACCAAATGAAAGAACGTGATGTTCTGTATCCTCTCCCTATCAAAAATGGGCGTTGGGGCTCTGGTAATATCTATCATCGCCCATTCGTTCATAACGGCGACGGCACGACAAGTACGATGGTTTCACAGGTGTTTTCTGATGGTGACGGCCACCATGTTATTATGAACGTTACACCTGACGGTCAGATACTTTCTGGTGATGAAGCACAGAAACGTTACTACGAAGTCGGTGATAATGGCGTGGCGACGTTCGACAGCCTTGATGATGCACTTAATTTTGATGCGGCGCTCCATCCACGTGAGGTTCAGCGACTCAAATATCAGAATGACCCGAATGCCTTGGCTCAGTACGAGTACGACTTGGCACGTGCAGACCATCCTGATTGGTTTGATCGTAATGGTGCATATATTGGGAGCCGGTCTTAGCCACAGGCAACAATTAATATTGGAGGTAATGAATGTCAAAGAAAACAAATATTACTTACAAGAGTAAGTATAGCGGGGATAATCAGCCCCAGAATAATGGCCAGAATGTCCCGTTCAGCCAGACTAATGGCAATTACTGGCAACAGTATCAGGATGGAATGAATGAGGCTAAAGCTCAGGCCCCTGCAAATTCTGCCCCTCCGCAGGTTATTTCTGATGCAGAACAGCAGAGTAAGGAGCTGAATAATCCGTACATCCAGAAGGCTCGTCAGGGGTATATGCCGCAGAACCCTAGTTTCGGGGCACAGGATACTGGATTTGTACCGAAGTATCAGTATAGCAATCCTACAGTATATAATCAGAGTGATCTGGATAATTACTATAAAGGTTTGTCTGAAGCACAGAATAAGGATGCCACAAGCGGTTCTGGACTGAATGTGTACCAGAATGTGTATAAGATTCTCCATAACCGCCCGGAAGCACAGCTTACCCCGTATATTAATCCGGCTATTCAGAGACAGACCACGGATTTGGGCGATGGTAGTTCTATGATGAACCCTAATGCAAACCCGGAGTTAGCTCTGCAGTGGAACGTCGCCAGACTTAAACAGATTCACCCGGACTGGGATGAAGCCATGATTAAAGACTACATGGGCAGGAACTTTAACTGGCAGGCGGCTCAGGCTCTTACTAATACCGGGGCGTGGGAACCGACACAGGCATCTCGTGATTGGACTGCATATCATGCAGAACAGGCCAGACAGGCGGCACTTGCACAGCAGTTAGCCGCTTCCCAGTCAGATTCATATGATGATTCTAGTGACACCGGTGATTACGGCGGCGATGGTTCTGATGAAGGTACATATGAATTTAATACTCCTTATATATCAGCAGATACTTTGTATCCAAACCCGGTGCCACTAGTAAATAAATATGGAGTCCCCGGCGTAGGCGCTGAAGCACCCGCCGTTGATTATCCTGATTATTACAATATGGGTGGAGGCCCACTATAAGAAATTAAATATGCTAGGTAATATTCACCAACCCTGATTGCAGGGAGTGAAGGAGGAAATACATGGAAGAAGAAAAGAAAGGGTTTAAATTTGATTTTCAATTATTCGGTGATGGCAATATGCCAGAGCCTAATAATACAGAACCCACGGAACAACCCGTAGAGGACTCCAGTGGTTCAAATGACGACTATGATATGAAAATTGATGCGGATGGCAACGTTATCTTTGATGACCACGCATTCGATGACATGATGATGTACTCTCCCGAAGAAGAGGACGAGCCCGTACAGCCGACTGAAACTCCGGAAGAACAAACGTCTCAGTCTCAGGCACAGCCGCAGACATACACAGTCACAGTCGATGGTGTTCAACAGCAGGTAACTCTGGACGAATTACAGAAGGGATACATGCGGCAGGCGGACTACACAAGAAAAACACAGGAATTAGCCGACCAGCGCAGACAGCTCAGTCAGACTCAGCCTCCGCAGTATAATGCACAGGCACAGCAGAACCCCTACCCTCAGGGACAACCTGCACAGCCTACGCCAGAGCAGGAACAGCAGAACACCGCTTCGTATTATCAGCAGTTAGCTGACTATGCAAAACGCAACGTCGAAAAACGTCTGGGCACGGAATACGATGAGTACAATCCAGTGCATCAGGTTGCCCTTGCCGACGAAGTTGCTACTATCAAAGCGGCAGTATACGAACGTAACGTTGCTCAACGCAACTTTAAAGCCGTATATGATAAGTATGCACAGGACAAGAACATCAAGGAAATCGACGAGTTCGCTTCGCAGAGATTACAGCAGTTGCCGCATCGTGAAGCCCTGAAAATTGAACAGGCATTACGAGATTATGATACGAAGACTATTGATGCCTATATGGCAGATTGCCGTGATTTGTATTACCGCAGTCGTGGTTACGTCCCGGCAAACGAAATCTCCAGACAGGCAGTTCCTCAGCAGAGTAATCCCGTTACCCAGAAACCGAAACCGCCTTATGTGGAATCGACTGGCGTAAAGCGGGAAGAAAAAGAGGTTAAACCGTCTCTGAATTATTCTAAATTAGGAAGGTTGACTTTGGAACAGCAGGCACAGATTGCCTCCAAGTTCCATTTAGCATAAAGGAGTTGAACGAATGGCAGAATTTAAATCCGTCGCCACCCGAAGTGGCGAGGTTGTAGGTAGCGTACAGGATGTCACTGATTTCATTACATCTCTTGACCCCGATGAAACTTTTTTAACTAATAAATTTGGCCGTACTACGGTAACTAATACAAAGCATGAATGGCTGAACGATAACCTTCGTCCTGCCCGTGACAATGCTCAGGTCGAAGTACGTGACTTCGGTGCTGAAAAGGCCCGTCCTCGTACTCGCTCTGCAAACTATGTACAGAACTTCGAAAACGGTTACTCTGTATCTGATACCACTCAGGCTATCAAGAAATACGGTGTCCGTGACGAACTTTCTTATCAGTTTGTTAAGTGCGGTAAGGAAACTGCTCGTGACCTTGAATACGCTATTGTTAACAACGCAGAGGCAAAACCGGAATCCTCTGGTGTTCCTGCCCGTTTCGGTGGCGTAGCGTACTTCCTGAGCCAGACTAAGCCTGTAGCGAGTGTTACTACTGCCGGTGTATTCACGGTAACTGACCACGAACTGTTCGACGGCGACCCGGTAATCCTGTCCGGTACACTGGACAAGAACTTTAAAGCAAATACACCGTATTATGCACATGTTCTGACCGGAGATACTTTCGAACTTCATGCTACTCCTCAGCAGACTATGATGGACGACACCGCTCGTGCTAAGACTGTAATTAAGCCTAGCACTTCCGTCGGCGCAAGCACTATGTTCATTACGAACCAGAACGTTATTGATGCAGGTGCCTATACTGCTGATGCAGGTAAGCTGACATTCGATAAGATTAACGACCTGCTCCAGTGTGTCTGGAAGCGTGGCGGTTCCGTTGATTCTATCGTTTGCTCTGGCAAGAATAAACGAGCTATTTCCGGCATGACTCAGGGTGTTACCAAGACTCGTCCGATGGCTGATAAAGAATTGGTCGAAGTTGTTGACGTACTGGAAACGGACTTCGGTCGTGTCGATGTTAACGCTCATCGTATGTATACTGATGACGTAGTAGACTTCTTTGAATATCAGTATTGGAAATTAGGTTATCTCATTCCGTTCCATACGGAAAATCCGCCCCGTACTGGTAGTTATCGTCAGAAGGTCATCACCGGTGCCGCTACTCTGGAATGTACTGCACCTATCGCTTCTGGCCGTATCAAAGGAATCACTGGCTAACTTATTTGGGGCTGTCTCGCACAGCCCCTTATTTTTTTTATCTTGGGGGTGGAATATATGGCTATTATGCATAGCGATGTAGAAATAGACGAGAAAACCGGAGAATTCAGAATAACTCATACATGGGACGAATATCAGGTAATGAAGGCATGTTATCTGGATCGTATGAATCCCGGCTCTGAAAATATAGAAGGTGGGAAAGCCAAACGTCTGGCACGTATTCCCAGAGCACGATTCCTTACTGATTACGAATTGAAGATGTATTCCAATCTCCGGGGGAAAGATGACGTAGAAGCTAAGAAATGGATGGATAAATGGCTCTGGAAGAATCCAGAATTCCGGTGTTATACTCCGGGGGCACGCAAAGGAGTCAGTGAATGATTAGAGTACAGGAAATAGCTACTGCTGTCCTGTTCAATCTGGGTGAGATGTACGCAAGAAAACATTCAGACCCGGAATTATTAGAAGCGATTAATGCAGTATTACGTGTAGTCAATATGCTTCTGATTAATCGTGAATCGAACTGGATAGTAAAAGAGACATCGCTAAAAGTAAAAAACGGCAAAGCGACATTGCCAAACGACTTTATAAAAATGAAACGCATGTATGCCACTAAAGATGGGCAGGAAAATTTAGAATACACAGGTGATTTCCGAATTGTTAAAAACACCTTATATATAGATGATACAGCCAGTAAGATGGATTATTACTTCATTATTGATTCCGTTACTTCCATGGAAGATGAGATTGATTTACCGGCAATATTTTTGCAGTTGTTTATCCGGTATGCTACGGGCCTACTCGATGGCTCTATCGGCAAAGGCGGGCTGGATAGTCTTATTTCGGAAGAAATAGAAAATATAGCCCAGTCATCCAATTATCCTGTTATCGAACGTCCCATGGAATTCTGGTGCTAAAGGTGGTGGAATAGATGACAGTAAATGAAATGCTGGTTCTGGTTAGGCAGAGATTGGGGGATATGCAGAAAGTAACATTCTCCGATGAAGAACTTATTCACTGTCTTAACGATGCAATAGATGATATTTGTATAGATATGGCCAACAGTTACGATCCGGAGCTATTGAAGACGGTGGCGCTGACTGCCAACGGTATTCCCCTACCAGATGACTTTATTGCTTGGCAGGGGCAATTTGCTCTTCTGTACAATACGGATGAAAATAACGTAACGACAATTTCCCCTATTGATAGCGAATGGGACGGCGAAAACTCCACTCTTAAATATTTCGCATATAAGCCACACGTTACCAGTCTTACGGATATAATCCCCTTTCGTACAGGCACACATTGTAACAGGTTGATGCGGATGACAATTAAAGAAATAAAAGGAGGCGGTTCAAGTGACAGTGAAGGAACTTCTCAGTCAGGCGGCGGTCAAGGAGCGGCTCAGTGACAGCCTAGAAACTGGATATGATACTGCTGAACTTGTAGCATACCTGAATGATGCCATGGATTTTATCTGGCACGTACTGATTCAGCAGAAATACCACGAAGTAATCGGGGATATCACACTAACAGCCGAACAGACTGATGTACCTGCTGACTTTTATCAGTTTACGAATCAGGCCCCCGTTGTAGTCCGTAATGGTAAATTGGAATGTTATGGTAAATTGCCGAAGACGCTCCGATATTTTCGTAAATTTCCTCTTATCAAAGACGAGAATAGCGAACTGCCAATTACCAATTGGGGGTTGTTGGATTTGGCTACACAGATAATGATTATTCTGGCTATGAGTAACCATGGGTTTGATATGCAGACGGAATCTGACTTTGCACAGGCTATTATTAATTTAATCTAGGAGGTTTGAATGGCTAACGAGAAGATATCAGAAGCATTATCAGACCTTTTTAATAAATTGCCGAACTCCCTGAATGGGAATGGCCAGAACTTTATATTCCTCTTAAAGAAATCACTGGGAACCATCGCCGACGAGCTGAACGAAAAATTCGAGTATATCAGCAAGATAGCAAATGCGGTTACAGACACCCCCGACACTACAAACGAACAGATTAAGAACTGCAAGGTGCAGGAAGTACGTGTGGGCACGGCTATCTCCCTGATACTTACATGGGATTATTCCGACATCAAGAACTATGAATCCTGTGAAATATATATCAAGGAAAAGAAAAGCGATGGCAATGAGGTCATTAACTGGGATGACATAGCGGTATCAAGAGAAATCCGCACAACTAAGACGAATACATATACCGTTGATGGAATTAATGCCGGGTATACATATCAAATCAGATTCCAAGGTAAAAATAACCTTGGTACAGTATCAGAAGCTTCTGGAAATCCGGTACTGATATATTCCGTCAATGCCCTGAATAATGTCCCAGACCCACCTACGGACTTCTCCGTATACTTCAACCGTGATGGTGTTCTCTGGACGTGGAGACAGAGCAAGAATCTGGACTATATTTACTCCGAATTACGTACAGACACGAACGTTGGGAGTACCGTTGGCCTGTTGGAAGTAACACAGGATACTAAATCTACGAAAATGCCTCCTGTGCGTGAAGGTACGGCTTATCTGTATAACAAGGGATACGGAAGTAAATACTCCACACCGGTTACGGTGAATTGGTCTAAACCAGTTCCAGCCGCTCCTCAAAGCATTACCGCCATATCTACCTATCAAGGGTTGCAGTTTAGTTATTCTGAAATACCAGAAGATTGTATTGGCATCTGCATTTCTATCAACGGCAACAAACATTATAGTCAGGACGATACATTCAATTTTTATTGTTCTACAGGGTCATACACCTATAAAGCTTGTTACTATGACTGCTTTGGTGAAGGGGTATGGAGTAATGAGCAGACAATAGGAACAGTGGAAGAAATTCCTCCGGACGCTGTACATATAACAAGCCAAACTGTATTTGATGATGGCGTCATCGTAGGCAAATATATCGGCGACCATGAAGTAGTAGGCACTAAAATTAAGGAAGGTACAATCACTACCGAGAATATTGCCGCCAATGCTATTACCTCCGGATTGATAGCAACCAATGCCGTAACTGCTGATAAAATCGAGGCCGATGCCGTAACAGCAGATAAGATTGCTACCGGAGCCGTGACCGCTGACTCTATAGGCGCTAGTGCTGTAACTGCTGATAAACTGACATCAGGAGCTGTAACTGCTGATAAACTAGCCGCTAATACAATTAATCTGGCCGGTGCCCTGAAAATCGTAGGCGGTAACGTTACACTGGACGAAAACGGGTTAACCACCGACTGTTCCAATGGGTCGCAGGTAACATTTAATGGTAATGGGATGTCATTTGTTGACACAAATAAAAATACATTTTCGGTTGTTGGTAGGTTATGTACTGGCACAGCCAGTGATGGTCAATATGTAAAATTTAATAATAAATGGGATATTACTCCTAGCGTAATCCTTGTACCGATGGAAATACAAACAAGTGACAGTAATTATGAACACGTTAATATCTATCAAAAAGTTTTCCCTTACAATGTATCAGCAAATGGATTTAATGTGCGATGTCAAAGTGTTCTTGGTGCTGGTTCCAGTTCTTCAACAGTAAAAACTAACGTGTTTTTAACAAGTTGGAATGCATTGGGTAATGGTCATTATATTAAAAGCAATACTAATTGGCAGACAGAAGCCCAATCTGGGGCGTGGAAATATATAGATACTATTACATATTTAACGATGACCTTACATTTTGACTATACTGGCGTACAGAAACATAAAAGAGCCGGGCTGACTAACGGTCAAACATACATGTACACCATTGACAGCAACGGCACCAGAACCGATTTTGGCCGAGTGGCTATTTTTTCAGTTAATGAGTACCCAGCCCCGACGCAAGACGCTTGTGATTGGACTGGATCGCTAAGAGTTCCACAAGGGGGAAGTCTTACATTCTATTTTTATACAATAGCCTATGATGACGAACAGGGCGACAATTGGAATGGCCAACAGTACGCTTGTACCGGCGTTACCATCACATCAATATCATACTCTAATGACCAAGATACCGTATTGAAACGGGGTAAAGTGGCATTTATTGCTACAGACCCTAACACCGTTAACTATACTGTTTCTTAGGAGGGCATATGAAATTTAAAACTTATGTACAGAAACCGTATGAAGTTCAAGCTACCGTGAATGATAATGGAGATTATTCTATCAAAGATAAAGATACCGGGGAAATCACGGTAATGCCGAAAAAAATATTCGAACAATTATACATATTGAAGGAGGGCTAATGGCAAAAATAAAGCAAACAGCCGTAACTAAAGATATCCTGATTAATCAGGGGGCTGACTTCAGGATACAGTTACGATTACGATCTGACGAAACTACGCCAGTGGACATTACTGGATATACCTTTAAATCTAAAATCAGGGAGACGGCGGATAGCGACGAAGCGTTAGCAGTTGCAGACTGCCATATTATTGATGCCCCCAACGGCCTAATGGAGATATTCTTCGATGACTCGGCAACAGGACAGATACCTACAGACGGAGATACCTATTCTGACACAGAATCATATGTGTGGGACGTATATGGCACAGCCCCCGGCGGAGATACTATCCGTATCCTGAACGGTAAGTGTTATGTATCTCCCGGTGTATCTTACGACTAAGGAGGTTAAATGGATATAGAAATTGTAGAAGTACAGATTCCCAAGGCCATTACTGCAGTTGACTTTATCCAAGGTCTAAAGGGAGACCGTGGCGTATCTATTACCGATTTTACTCTGGATGATGATGGCAATGCCGTGACCACCTTTGAAAACGGGGAAACGAAGAAAAGTAAACTTACTTCTATTGCCAGTGCTTCTGAATCTGCAAAGAAGGCGGCTATTTCAGAGGCTAACGCCAAAGGTTCCGCCGATAAAGCTCTTACATCTGAAACGAATATGAAGACTTCAGAGACCAATGCGGTAACTTCTGCAGAAAATGCCAAAGCGTCTGAGGTAGCGGCTAAACTCAGCGAAACAAATGCCAAGGATAGCGAGACTGCCGCCAAATCTTCGGAAGAAGTGAGCTCGACTAAAGCGGACGAAGCGGCGGCTAGTGCTACATCGGCATCTGATAGTGCCGTAAGGGCTTTGGCAAGTGAAGCGAAATCTGCCAAATCTGCTGAAAGCGCAGAAGATTACTATAATAAAACTGTCAGCATCCAGAGAGACTTCCAGACGGTACTAGATACAGCGAAAGCATCAGAGACAGCCGCCAAAGCAAGTGAAGTCAACGCAAAAGCTAGCGAGACTGCATCTGCGGATAGTGCCAGCAAAGCACATACTTCTGAGCTGAACGCTAAAGCATCGGAAACCAGTGCCGCTACCTCAGCCAGCACAGCTACGACTCAGGCGTCTAACGCAAGTAAATCGGCAACAGCCGCTAAGACTAGTGAGACGAACGCCAAGGCTTCGGAAACACAGGCTGGTACATATGCAGGTAATTCTAAAGCCTCTGCTGATGCCGCAAAGTTATCTGAAACCAACGCCGCTTCATCTGCATCCAGTGCGTCTGACAGCGAGGCAGGAGCCGCAACTCAGGCGTCTAATGCCGCTAAATCAGCTACGGCGGCAAGTAGTTCTGCCAGTGCGGCCAAGACATCGGAAACCAACTCTGCATCTTCGGCCTCTTCTGCAAGTACGTCTGCCTCTAACGCTAAAGCCAGTGAAACAAATGCAAAGGTATCTGAAACCAACGCAAATTCCAGTGCAACGACGGCAAAAAACTGGGCCGTAGCTACAACATCTCCTGACGGGGCTACAGATACAAGCAGTGATACTGGCAAGACTCAGAGCTCACGGTCATGGGCATTAGCATCTAAAGCTAGTGCAGAAAGTGCAAGCTCTAGTGCTAGTGCCGCAACAAGTCAGGCATCGTCTGCTACAGCCAGTGCCAAGAGTGCAAGTGAATCGGCAACATCAGCAAGTGGTTCTGCGACGAGTGCATCGTCTTCCGCTATGAACGCAAGCAACAGTGCATCTGCGGCGGCTACAAGCGCCACGAATGCAAGTAATTCAGAAACACAGGCTTCCGGATATAAAACAGCCGCATCGAATAGTGCTACAGCGGCGTCGTCGTCTGCATCATCTGCCAGCACTTCTGCCACGAACGCAAAAGCGGCTATGAATACTGCCAATACAGCGGCATCATCTGCAAGTACATCGGCAACCAGCGCAAGTACATCTGCCAGTAATGCTTCTAAATCGGAAGTAGCCGCAAAGACAGCACAGGCCGCCGCCGAAAAGGCCAGAGATGATGCTAATAGTGCCGTTAATAAATTAACAGGTGTTATGAAGTATGCTGGGCAGGTAGATAACTACAGTGATTTAGCCGACGTAACGAAAAATAAAGGCGATGTATGGAATATCGTAAATGCTGACTCAACTCATGGAATCAAAGCTGGAGATAACGTAGCATGGAATGGTACGGACTGGGATAATCTGTCTGGTACGGTAGATTTATCTATCTACGCAGAAAAGGCTGACTACCAAAAAGCAATCACCTCAGCTACAGCTAATGGGGCAACCCTCACTTTCAACCACAAGGACGGTACTACGTCTACAGCCACTGTTAACAATGTAGCTTCTGCCACAGCGGCAACAAACGATGCCAAGGGGCAGAAGATTGACACCACTTACGAAAAGGTGGCCGACGCATCAAACGTACATACGTCTTTACAGAATAGTATCAATAGCTTGTCTACGAGCAAGCAGGATAAACTGACGTTCGACAGTACACCGACAGCGGACTCCCCGAACCCTGTAACTTCTGGCGGTATCAAGACAGCCTTGGATGGTAAACCTTCTAATACCGGAGCTGGCGCCAGTGGCACGTGGGGTATTGATATCAGTGGTACTGCATCCAAAGCTACCTTGGGTGAATGGGTTCCTAAAAGCGACAACCGTTGGTATCAGGTGGCCTTTTCTCAGGACAGACAGTTCAACTATGACAAAGACGAATTCACCTACAACCCCTCATTGAATACGCTAAAAGCGGGGACGTTCCAAGGCAACCTCGATGGCAATGCAAATACCGCCACAAAACTCGCCACCGCACGTACCATCTCTTTGACAGGCAATGCTAGCGGCAGTGCCACCTTTGACGGCAGTGGAAATATAAGCATTGATACCACTGTAAGTCAGGCTACGAAAGCTACACAGGACGCCTCGGGTAATGTAATTACTAGTACATATGCTACAAAGGATTATGTACAGCAATTAATGAACACTTTGTCAACGGTATCTGTAACTCAGGACAGTTTGACAAAAGCTTTAAGTATTAAATAATTTAAACGGAGGACAAATTTTATGGGAGTAGACGTAAAGATTGCAGGCACGAATTATACAGGGGTGCCTTATATTACCCTGCCATTGACAGCAGGAGGTTCAGTAAAGTTTTGCGAAGTATCAGACACCACAGCAACGGCTAGTGACGTAGCCAGTGGAAAGAAGTTCTACACGGCGTCTGGAGAATTGACAACTGGTACAGCCACAGCTTCCGGAGGTTCGTCTAGTGAAACATATGGTAAAACATTCACAGTAACACAGAAAGACAATCAAACAATTAATATCTCAGTTAAAGATGATGGGCTAGTCTTTGCGAACACCGGAGATACTACAACATATCAGCTAGTTTGCCCAAAGTCATTCGACGTAACATTAACAGCAAACACCGAGTATACAGAAGGAGACATAACTATTAACGGTACTACTGTGACGAGTTCTAAAGACCATACTGATGGCACAGTCCATTATGTACTAGTAACAGATACTATCCCAAACAATGCAATTATTAGTGCAACTGACGCTAAACCTACCTCTGGCACAGAAACGGAGGCCGATTTTGTTAATACAAGTTTGCAAATTGTTGGAATGGGTGGAGATTCTACCAATGGATACATTTTCGGTGTCAAGAGTTGTTCTGGTGTGCCTATTAAGGATGTTGCAGTAATGGTGTCTGATAATGGCACTTACGTGCTATTTTTAGCAACAAGTTCGCCTTATAAAAAATACACTGTCTATGCGTTAGGTATTGATTGGGGCGAAGGGCAAGTATCAGCAGGAGTTACATACGATGTGTCTTCTGGTACATTTTCAATACCTATTTACAATGACTTGAAAAATTATTTGGTAGATTGTGCCGAAAATAAAAAAGAGGCAACTCTAACGATTAGGAGAGTAGCTTAACTATTCATTACTTATATTATGAAGTTATAATCTACAGCTAAGGAGGAGTATGCTTAGTTACTCATTAACAGATGTTTTGAATCTGCTGATGATTGTGTATACTCCTCTAAAGTATGTTATCAGGAGGTGATATGACTGGCTAAGCAGGTTGGTAAGTCCAAAAGAGTAAAGGAATTTGACATAATTGCCCTGACGGGTGGCATGAACGTAGCAAAAGACCCACTGACGATGGATACGAAATGCGCTCAGGTTATTGAGAACATGGAATTCAATGCCGAAGGGGAGAAGCTACAGACACGCCGTGGTCTTGGTAAGCCCATTTATACATTTACTGCCGATATTTGTTATATCTGGTATGACTACGAACTGAATAGCTACCTTATTTTCTTGAAGGATAAAGGGGTCTATACCTATGAATATGGTAAGGCCCCTGTTTTTATTGGCAAACTGACAGGAAGTACGGAAACTCATCCCCAGATAGCCAGATACACCAATGACAATGGGACATATCTTCTTATTGCCAGTAACGGAACATTACAATCCTACGAATATAGTGGAAGCACTATCAATACCAGTGATAGCTACCCTGTATGTGATACGATAATGGAACGTTCCTCACGTATTCTGGTATCAAGTACAGGGAATAACAATATTAAATATTCCGGGATTGGAGACCCATTCAACTGGACGGAAAATTCCAATGATCCATCGGCGATGAAAGACCTCGACGTTGGTGACGTATCTGGTATCGGTGGTATATATCCTCTGGCTGGCGAAATTATCGTATTTAAGAAAAATGGCAATATATACAGGGTAGCCAATGAGCCAGAAGACTGGAATGTGACACTGGTTGGCAAGGATAGTGATTTTATTTCACGGGCCGCTATGAGCAATCTTGGAGAAGATGTAGTTTACTTTTCCCGGCAGGGATTACGCAGTCTTTCTACTTCGGAAACGTATGGCAACTTCCGCAATGAAGAAATCGGGGAGGCCATGAACCCTGAAATGAAGAAAGATACCAGCGACCCTTGGATTGCCAGATGTCCGAGGATGCATGAATTATTAATCAATCCCAATAGCGGGAATATTGTATATGCGTATAATTACCAGTTACAAGCATTTACTAAATGGATTTTCCCCGGAAAGATAGAATCTATTGCCGAAGGAATGACCAATACACTGGTCGGTTGTGGGAAAGAGTTATTTAATCTTTCCTCTTCCAACCATACAGATGTAGTAGGTGGCAAAGAAAGCAAGATACATCAGCGCATCGTAGCTAAACGGATTGTGGATTACAGTACGATGACATTGTACCGTTCGCATCTGATGGTAGAATCGGCAGATGCCGGGACAGCTAAATTAAGCGTAAATGATGTTACGTGGGATTGGAACTGGACGAAAGATAAACAGAAAGAGGAATTCAAGACACAGATACGTTCGGATGATATGACCTTTACGTTTGAGACGGATGACATTATTACTTGGAAATTCTGGGTAGCCATTCTCGTACAGCAGTACGTGACGATGACTTCAGATGGCACATCATCTGGCTCTGGAGGTTCATGGAGTAAGTCCGGCAGTAGTAAAAAGAAGTCCTCTTGGGGGCAGGGCACATTCAGCGGTGCCACAAGTGAAGCAGGAGGTAGTCCGTATGGCTGATACTCGTGACGTTTTGTCACGGCTTGAAGCATATGAAAAGAAAATAGGTGTAGGATTTTTCGAGGATTGGAGTCTGGATTTGTATCCACAGGCTATGGTTTTCCCTGACGGCTCCATCCTTACCTATGCCGTATTGCCAGATGAAATATGCGTAGGGCCGTGTACTGGCAACGTTAAAGAAATGATTTCTTATACAAAGATGCTATGTAAAATGGCAGGTATTCATAAATTTTCTTGTACAACAATCCATAACCCGAAGGCGTTTGGCAGGTTAACCAAAATGAAACTTGTAAAGGTGGAACCTGAACCAGACGAGTACGGTAAGACTGTGTACGATTTCG